TCAGACACGCGCGCGCCAACCCCTATTCCAGTGCGCGCTCTTCACGCGCAGGTTCGATGGGTTATTCGTGCCGCCGTCCTTGACCATTTTCTTGTGGTCGACGTCCTTGCCCTTGATCGCCGCCTTCCCGTCGCGCTTCGCCACGATGCGGCGCGCCTGGTTGCGCTCGGAGCGACCTTTGATGTGCTCCGGCGTGTGGTTGTAGCCGTGATCCATCGCCCGAATCTGCTCGGGCGTGCGGTGTGAGCTCGGGTCTCGTTTTCCGTAATTACTCATTCCCGGATACCGATCGACGCTAAGATTTCCACGGCGAGATCTTCGACCTGCTTGTCGCTGACGAACGACCCGTAGCCCGACGCATCGAGCTTCGTCCGGATCGTCTTCATCACCGCCATCAGCTTGTCGCCGTAGTCCATCACTTCACGCGGTTGAGGCGGGGGTTCCGGCGGCGCGCGGCGGCGCCCGCCTTGCGCGTGCGCGCGGCGAGGATCGCGCCGGCGTTCGCCATCGAGATACCCTCCTTGTGCGCGATCTGCCCCTGCACGGCCTTGAAACCGGGGTGTGCGCCGGGGGCGACCTTCTTGTACTTGCTCATCTGTCCTTCTCCTTATTCCAAGGCGGATACTGTCCGCCGAGTCCGTGGTCGTCTTTGGGGTCGTCGTCCGGCATGAGGAAGCCGGGGCGGAAAATATCAAGCAGCGTCGCGACCAGGATCGTTGCGAGTAGGTAGGCCCACATGACTCGAACGCCGTACGGCCAGTGCTCGACGATATTCCATAGGTACGCGAACTGCTCTTTCATTCCTTGTCTTTCACTTTGACGCGCTTGAGGCGTCTCTCCTTCCAGTCATCCTGCGGCGCCTTCGGGTCTTTGAACTCGATACAGAACACCGCAAGAATAACCGCGCCAAAAATCAGCCAGAACGCCGCGTGCTGTTCCATTAGCGATAGATCGCTTCGGCACGGTCCTGGATGAACTTGGTGCGCTTATCGAGATTGATGTCGTAGATCCGGTTCGAGCTCTCTTTATTCTTCTCGCGCCGATGCGCGCTCTTCTGAAGATCAGCCATGGTGAGCTGCGCGTCCTTGGGCTTGTCCGCGTTCCACTTCTGCACCGCGGCCCAGACTTGCGCCTTCTCGTCGGGCTTCGCATCCGACCAGCGCTTCGTCAGCGCGTTCTTCTCGTCGGTGTATTTCTGTTTGAGGTTGTAAGCCTCGCTCTTGCGCTCGTAATATTCTGCTTCGCCCGAAGGCGTGAATCCGAGGAACCGCGCAGCCACCTCGCCCGGCGACTTGTATTCGTATCCGCTCTGCTTCCCGCCCTCGAGCGCGCGCTTGACGTCGCGCACCACCTGAAGCGGGAACGCCTGCGCCGCGCCGTCGGCGATATTCCCCTGCATCATCTTTTGGAAGCCCTTGATCGCGTCCTCGACGAGGCCGCCCGGAGCGCCGGCCGCGGTCTTGGCGAGGAACGCCCAAACGTTCTCGCCCGTGAGCTTCTCGGGCATACCGAACGTGAAGAGCGAGTTGAGGCCGAGACGGTGATGGACGTCGACCCCCAGCAGCCGGCCGGCACCGTGCATGATGTACTCGGCGCCTTCTTTGCCGAGGTTCTTCACCGCCTGCTCGTATTGCCAGCGCTCGAAGTCGTTCCAGTCGTTCTGCGTGATGCCGAGGCCCTTGCCGACGAGACCCGCGATCTTGCCCACCTCGAGCGGAAGACCGCCGAGCAGACCGGTCATGAACGTGTGCGTGCCGAGCACCGTCGCAAGAGACGCCGCCGCCTGCACGCGCGTCCGGACGTCGTCGCCGGAGAATGCCTTCTCCGCCGTGCTGATCAGCAGGTGGTACATCATCTGCGGGAACTGGCGGAACTGAAGGAATGGACGCAGCCACTTGTTCTTGAACAGCGGCGCCGCGTTGGTCGAGCTGTAGAAGCCCTGCGTGTTGGCGAGCGTCTGGCGGGCATACTCGACCGCGCCGTCGTGCGCCTTCTGCTCGCTCATCGTCTTGCGAAGCTTCGCGTACTCGAGGCGATACGCCATCGCCGCGCCGACGTAGCGGTTGATCGCTTCCGTGGCGTTCGTGGCATGGCGGAAGACCGTGTCGAGCTTCGCGATCGTCTTATCCATGACGCCGACCGCGCCCTTGAGCTGTCGCGACGGCGCATACTTGTGCACCTCGAGGCCGGCCTGCGGATGGATCAGGCCGATCTCGGCGAGCGTGTCGAACATCTTGTTCAGGCGGCCGCTGTCCTTCTCGCCCTTGAAGCTCTCCTTGACGAGCTTGTCGTAGTCGGTCCCCTCGTGGAGGCCGTCGGCGATCGACTTCACGAAGTCGTTGCCGCCCGCCTGGTAGAACCGCACGGCGGTCTTCCAGGTCCGCAGCATCACTCCATACGTCGCCGCGAGCCCGTGGCGACCGGAGATGAACGGCGCCGTAATCATGGGAAGGTGCGTCTGGTGCAGCAGCAAGTGCGACGGGCGCGCCATGCGGTCGATATACGACCAGGTCGATAGCCGGCGTGTCCAGTCGGTATAGGTGCCCGAATACTCGTTCGGATCCAGCGCTCGCGCGCGGGCAATCACCTCGTTTGCGGCTTCAGAGCGGGAAAGCGCATTCGGATCGAGCGCACCCTCTTTCGAGTAGCGGTTGTCCTCTACATACTTCTGCATGTCGCGGATCGCTTCCTCGACCTTGGGGCGAAACTCGACCTTGGCTCGGTAGTTCGACTGGCTGTCATTATATATGGCCATGTTGCGGGTGAGGTCGTCGGAAGCCCCCTCCACCCGGCGCCGCGGCAGCCGGCGGGATTGGACACGGTTACCTGCCTGGGTAACCAGAGCCGCCTCCTCCAGCGCCTTCCGCATCTCCTGTTTCTGGACGTTCGTGGCCCGACGGTACTCATCCGTCTGCTCGAGCTTCTTCATGATCGTGTGGAGCGCGCCGGCGCCGATCTCGGCATCGCGGCCGATGTAGTCCTGCTTCTCCTCGACGTAGGGTTCGCGCTCGAGCACGCCCGACTCGTGGAGTTCTTTCTGGCGCGCCTGTGCATCCTTCAGGCTTTCGCTGAATTCGACGTGCTTGCGCTGCACGTTGACTTCGTACCGCTGCTCGGCGCTTCCCGTCTGAGACAGGCCGCCCATCTTCGTGGTGCGCTCGCCGGTATTCGGGTCGTAATAGACCGTGTCGACGTTGTAGTGGAGGCCGGTCTTCTGCGCGAAGTTGTAGGCTTCCTTGCGAGTGCGGAACTCCCACGTATTCTCGTCGACCTTATTCACCGCGTTCGTGGGCTCCGCCACCTTATACTTGCCGCTGACGACGTAGTCGCCATGGCGCACGAGGGGCGCGTAGACACCCTCCTTTCCCGAGAGCTTCTTGGCATCGAGGATCTGTTTCGCGACCACGTCGCCATACTTGTTCTCGAGCTCCTCGATGAGCTCTTTGGTCGGGTTCGCATTCAGAAGACGCTTCGATTCGGTGACGCGCGTGGACTCGTCGACGCCGGCAGCGCGCAGGTACTGGTCGATGTGGCCGCGCGTCATGTCGGCCTGCGCTTCTTCGAAGAAACGGAACAGGCGCTCTTGGGCTTCGCGGAATTCCGGATGCTGGGTCGCCAGGTCGTTGAATTCTTTGGCGAGGCCGGGATGCGCGGCTTGCGCCTCCCAATGCGCCATCGGCGCGTCCTCGGGGCTGTATTTGCCGGATGCCATGCGCTGCTGGTTCGTCTTCGACAGCGCGAGATATTCGTTCCGGCTGATGCCAAGAGGCGACGACGCATCGACGCCGAAAGCCGTCTGGCGATTCACGAGGTCAGACCACTTGTCGAACGCACCGGGGAGCTTCTTCTCGAGCCCCATCAGGTCCGCAATCAGGCGGTTGCCTTCCTGCTTCAGCTTGTTCGCGTAGACGCCTTGCTTCTCGACAAGGTCGAAAACCGTTCTGGCGTGCGGCAAGACCGGCTCGACGCGCTGGCGGAACTGGTCGTTGGTAAGCAGCTTGTGGCCGAGCGTCTTCAAGAGACGCCACGCGTCCGGACGATCAGCGAATTGCTTGATCGACTCGACCGGATCCGAGGCCACTCGCTTCACCGCCTCAGCGCCGCCTTCGATCGCATCGCGGATCGTAAGCGGTGCCTCGATGCGATCGGCATAGGCTATAGGGATATCACCATTTCGGATCTGGCGATTTTTTTCGATGTTCATCAGCGTTTCGCCGTGGCGCATGATCGCTGACATCATGTTGTGCACATCGCCCGGAATCTTTCCGGTGACGCGCTCTACGATCCGGCGAACATAGTCGACGACCGCGTCCCACATGGAGCTGGAACGCCGATGATCCAGCGACAACTTCTCGGAGAGCTCGCGCGAGGTAGGGATGAGAGAAAGGAAGCGTTGGAAGTCCGGATTGGAAAACGCTTCGGCGATGAACTCCCTCTCGCTCGTCATCGCGTAGCTGAACTTGTCCCGAGCAAGTGTACGTTTGGCGTCGACGGGGTGATGCAAAAATTCCCCGACCTCGCCCATCATCTGGCGAACGAGTTCTTTTTGTTGTGGGTGCATCTCGAGCGAATGCACGGTAGCGGCGTGGGTCGCCTCGTGGATCATCGTGTGCGCAAGCTGGCGCTTGTTGGCGAATTGGTCTTCGCGAACGTAAACGATCGTCTTCCGAGTTTCGGGGTCGTACGTGTAGAGGCCCAGATCCTTCGGTCCGCGCCACTTGGACATATCGTCTTTAGAGATGACCTGGACTTCGTTGTCCCCCACCAGATTTCGCAGGCGGCGAGCGATAAACGGCTGGATCGCACCCGGCACGTCAGCCAGATGCTTCAGGTCCAGATTTTTTAGGATTTCACCGGTGGTAGTCGTACGGATCGGCTGGGGAGGCTGCTTCCGCTCGGCTTCCTCGTCGAGCAATCGTCCGACGTCTTCCGCGGTTGAAGCGCGCGGCGCCGACTCGGAGACAGGGTTTTTCGTGTCGCCTTCCCGAAGCCAGTTCTTGAAGTCGCCGACGGACATCTCCGTCACGGCGCCCATGCGCGCGGCGCCTTTACCGTCGGAGAATCCACGCTTGTAGGCGCTCTCGGCTTCTTCTTGCGTCCGATAGCCGAGCATTGCCTTGTGCTCGTCAAAGCGGCCGGTTCGGTGATCCATCTGATCCACAACGTAAACGCGATCGCTGTCCGGGTGGCGGCCGACATACACATCAACCTGATCGCCGTCCGCTCCCTCGGTGCGCTTCACATAACCGTAGTGATCGGGGACTTTCGTCTCCCATTCTTTCCCGGGCGCGCCGCCGCGGCGCACAGAGCCGCGCGGGTTCTCGATCGAGATCTTGAGACCCTGCACGTTGATGTGGCCCTTAGCGTAGTTGCCGGCCTCCTTCTGCGCAGGTGTCGGGTTCGTCTCTACCTCGCGCATCGCGTCCGCAATCGGCTCGGGACGCGGGGGGCGCTTCATGTTCTTCTCGAGCGACTCGATGGCGGCCTTCTTCTGCTCCTCAGTGAGCTGGATCCGGCGCCACGGGCGGTCTTTCTCTTCCGCCTCTTTCGCCTCGGCCTGGGCGCGAGCTTTCTTCTTGATCTCCTCGATCTTGGTGCGCGCCGACGCTTTCTCGGGGGTCTCGGGGGCGCGAGGCTTCGGGGCCGGACGGGGCGCTTCGGGCGCAACCCGACCCTCTTCCTCTTCGCGCCGGATGATCGCGTCTTCAGGCGACTCGGCGACGAGGCCGGCCGAGGGCGCTGCATTCTCCACTTCGCCCTGGTCGCGGCGCATGGCGAGGTCGCCCTCAGCCTTGCGCTCATTACGCATCACGCTGAAGTCGCCAGCTTTTGCAGCCTTCTCGCGGGCGAGGAACGTACCGATATGCTCGGCGGCGCGCTTCCCGACGAAGCTCTTCTGGTCCATGCGCTTGGCGAGATTCTTGACCTCGCGCAGCCACACGATGTGGTCGGGCGTATTGGCGTATCCGACCTTTGTCGGCACCTGGATCCCGAGCTTATCGGCCTCGTCGGAGATCGCCTTCAGGCGATCGCGCAGCTCGCCACGCTGCGCTGGCGTCGTGGGCATGACGTGCTCGTCGGGCACGCTCCGGACGAATAGCGCCTCGGCCGCCGCGGCTGACTTGGCGCGCGCCTCCTGATCAGTCTTCGACCGGTTCTTGCCTTTGGGCTCTTTCGGTTGCGCCTCTTTGACATTGGCGGCGATCCTCTGGTTGGTCGCGCGCACATTCTGCGCGGTGTCCTGATCCAGGGCCGGCAGGACGCGGGGAGCCTGCGGCGTCTCCACATCCTTGGGCGGTGCGACGTCTTCGGGCCTGACTTCGGGAGCGGGCGGCGCGGCGGGGCGGGGCGCGGCGGTTACCTCCTGGGTAACGTCCGGCTGCTCCGGAGGACCGGCGGGAGGCTGCACGTCGTCGCGGCGCTCAACAAGGTCTGGGTTTACGTCGGGATTTACGTCTTGGTTCGCGAGACGTTCGGTCTTACCGAGCGCGAGCTCCTGCTCCGACGTCGGACCCACGACATCCACGACCTCGGCGCCCTTGTTCTGGCGCGTGCGCGCGAGCACGTCCTCGAGTGTCGCCGAGCGGATCTTCTCTTCGTCGCTGGCGCTGGGCTTCGGATAACGAACGTCAGGGCGCTTGGCGTCGGGGGGCGGCGGCTGATTTCCTGTGCCGGTCCCCTTCTGCACCTGTGACGTTCCGACCTTCTCGTCGGTAACGCCGCGATCCTCGGCGGCGGGGCTCGTGGTCTCGGTTTCAGTCTCAACCTTCGGCTTGGGTTCGGTCTTTACCCCTTTGCCCTTGATCACGGCGCCGGCAGCGCCACCCGTGATGGCGCCCAGATACGTGGGCTCGAGCACCGCTTCGACGAGTTTGTCGGTATCGAAATTCTGCTGGAGGCCCTCTTGGATTGCGGCCTGTTGGCGGCTCGCTTCCTCGACTCCGGTTTGGGTGCCCATGCCGGCACCAGCTTCTCCCGCGCCGATGGCAGCCCGGCCCAGGGCTCCGCGTTCGCCGGCGCCGATTACGGCGGTAGCGCCCTTGGCGCCGCGCACGATGGCGGCAGAGGGTCCAAGGGCTGCGGCGACTGAGCCAACAGCGAAGTTGAGCGCCGGCTTGGCGTCGGTGACGAGACGGCTCTTGAGTTGCTGTCGCGCGTCCTCTTCGCTGACGTTCGAGTCGCGGAGGGTGTTGTAATAATCGCTCTTGGCGCGGAGCTGATCGTCCGGAAGCTGGTCGACCATCTTGTAGACATTGTCGACAAGCTGCGCGACGTTCAGGGCGCCACCAACGCCGGCGGTGGCGATCGTCGCGGCAGTGGCGTCGGCGATCAGGCCGCCGGGAACGATCATCGCGGCGGCAGCCGGCGACATTTTTGTCGCTTTGAGCGCCGTCGAGCTGAGCGGATGGTTCCAGAATTCGGGGCTGGTGATCGACGCCTCCAGGCGCTGGCGCGCCACCGGCGTCATGGACTGCGAAGTGTCTTCTGCCTGGTCACCGAGATTGCGGCGGATAACGCCGCCCATCTCCTTTACGAGGCGGCCCTCTGGCGTTTCGTCGCTGGCGTATTCCTGAATACCGGCGCCAATCGACGCTCCGAGCTCCTCGGCTCCGGACTTTAAGGCTTTACCGTAATCTCCCCACGTCGGGCTGCTATTGTCTGGGGCAGGCGCTTCGGAACTGTCGTTGTATAGACCGCTCCACCAAGGATCACCCTCGGCCATTACTCACCTTTCTTAGGGACCAATCTCTTCCAGAGCTCCGCGCCGCTTCGCATCGGCAAACTGATCTTCCTGGCCTTGGGCATCCCACTGCTGCTTCTTGCTTTGGATGTACCGGGCGGCCGGACTGTCTTTTCGAACTTTGATGAGGCCGCCCATGTACGAATCGCTGTTGTCGTCGTTCGGCGCCTCCGGACCCTTGTTCGTCGGGATGGCCGCCGTCGGCTTATCGGTTTTCGGCTGAAGCGCTTTGATGCGCGAGTTGCGCATCGTCATGATCTGGTCGAACTGATCCTTCGGCACGAAGACGCGCGCGCCGTCTTTGAACTGCACGAGGGCGCCGTCTTGGCCGGGCTTCACCTGGAAGTCGGGCTGGTCCGGGCTTTTCGGATTCGGCAGCATCAAGCGCATCGACGCGTCAACGGCCTGGCTCGCGTTCATATTCTTGTTCCGCGGATCGGCCATGATCTGGAACGCCGAGTTCTTGATCGCGGTCTTGTCGCGGCCGGGGATCTTGGGCGGCGTGCCGCCTTCCGGCGCGAGGTTGTTCACCGCATCGTCGAACGCATTACTCACCTGCGTGTCGATGCGGCCGCGGTCCGTGTAATTCACGTTTCCGCTATCCTGACCCTTCTTGTTGGAAGTGCCGGCGCGATTTCCCGCAGCGTCGAGAATGAATTTCTCGAAGCCATCGCGCGCGACGCCCATCGCTTGAGCGGCCATCTCTTCGGGCGTCGCGACACCCTTCTTGATCAGCTTTCCGTTTTCGTCGGTGTACTGGTAAGCGAACTTGTCGCCGTCGACTACGACCTTCAGGTCTCGGCCGTCCGGGATATTCGCGTAGGCCATCATGGCGGCCTTTGCCGCCTGATCGAGGTCGCCGTTCTGCGCGGCAACGGCGCCGTATGCGGCATATCGCTGCGCGGACACCTTATAGTACTGGAGGATCTCGGCGGAGACCTTCTGTGCCTTCTGCGGGTCCCCCTTCTCCATGTAGTACTGCCACACGCCGCCGAGCGCGGCCATGTTGCGTTGTCCCTCGCTCATCTTCTTGTCGGGGTCGATATTGTTCTTGATCGCCTCCAGCTCCTTCGGAGAGACGGCGTTCAACTGCGATTCGGCGGCGCGAGAGCGGCTGCGGCTGCGCGTGGGGACCGCTTCCTGCTGATCGTTCAGGCCATACAACAGGCCATCCTTGGTCGCATCGTGGGCAGCCTGGATGCTGAAGCCGCGCGCGCGAGCGGGCTGCGCGTCATCGGGAATATCCGGCTGGTCGCCAGCTTTCGTATCGTCGGGTGGCGCCTGTTGGCCGCTATCGGCCGCGGGGATCGCGCCCTTCGGCAGCTCAGGCTCGTCGGTATCGCTATCGTCCTCTCCGCCGGTCGGCAGGGCAACCTGTTGGGTCTGATCGTCGTCGGGCTCGATGTCACCGCCCGTGGCGGCATACTCGACGTCGCCGCCATCGTCCTCGAGGTCGTTGTTCTGTTCGGCCACCTCGATGTTGTTGGCGTCGCTATCAGGAATGGCGCTCTGCTGGGATAGCGTATCGGTGCCGGAATCGTTCTGGTCTCCAACCGCGTACTCGACCGGCTTTGCCTCATCCGGTAGATCGGGCTGATCGCCTCCAGCCTGCTGCTGTCCGGTCGGATCAATCGTCGGGATCGCGCTCTGCGGTCCGATGGAATTCTTGGCTTTCTGAGACGCACCGCCGACGAGATCGGGGTTCACATTGTCGGTGCTCGGAGGCTGTTGCCCCTTCTTGCCGTTTTGCTGGTCGATCTTCCCCTGCAAGAACTTATTGCGGAGCTGACGATATTTCGAGAGTTCCGAGTTGCCACCGCCGCCACCCTCGAGCGCGCCGGCGCGAGCGTTGAAATATCGCGCGCGGGCGCGCTTGTATTCGCGGTCGTCGCGAGCGCCGATAATCTTCTGTCCGGCCTGCATGGCCGAGATGAAATCCTTAATCTCTTTCGCGAAGGACATCGGTTACCTCACGGGTAACGCCGCGCGCGGCGCTTGCTGGGGAGCGGGAGCCGCTCCCGGACGCGGTTGTGGAGCTCCGCCCATCGGGATTGCCGGACCGAATGTCGGTCTCGCCACCGCCTTCTGTTTGGCGTTGCGCGACTGCGAAATCAGTTTCTGGAAGAACTCTTCACCCTTCCACCGGGCGACGTCTTTCGGCACGACGAACTCGCCGGCAGTGAGGCGGGCGGCAACGTCGTCAATCGCCTGGCCTCCGGACGGCGAAGCGCCGGCGGGGACGCCGCCGCCTTGGGTCTGGTCGAGTGGAACACCGCCGCCGGCGAAATGCTGTTGCGCCTCTTCCGGCGAATTGAACACACCGTGATGCTCGCCGGTATGGAAGAAATGGGTCATCGCTTCTTCGTGCGAGAGCTGCTTGCCCTGCTTGTTGACGCGCGGGATGACGTAGAAGTGGTGATCGCTGAACGGCCGCTTCGGGTCGGGAACCGCACCGCCTTCCTTCGCGAACATGAGGCCGGCGGCGAGGCCGAGCGCCGAACCGAAGCCGGAAGAAGCCTGCTGCTGCGCGTTGAACGCAGAGAGCTGGTTTTGGTAGCCCATGTTGAGCGTGTTACCCCAAACGCCGAGCGCATTGTTTCCTAGCGCCATGTATTGCGGCGACGTGCCCATGGTCTGGGCGCCGCTGGCGGTTGTAGCGAGACCGGCATTGACGGCCGACGTGCCTCCGGTGAGCGCGGTGCCGTACTGGCCGGCGATCTGGCCTGGATATCCGCGGCCGACGTTGATCGCTTCCGAGCGGATGGCGCGGCCGGTAGCATCGACCATCTGATCCGACTGATTGCCAGCAGCGGCCGTGGCCGCGGCTTGCTGGGCTCGCGTTGCGATGTCGAGGGCGCCGAAGCGCGTCGCACCGGGGTTGATGCCGAAGGCTTCTAGATCGCGCTGCGAATTCTGTCGCTGCGTATCGAAGCTCTGCGAGACGGCCGCTTGCGCTCGCCCGCGTTCGAGATCCTTGCGCTGCGGCGTCGCATAGCTTTGCGCATCCTGAACGAGCTGGTCTTCGAGCGGCTGAAACTCGGTCTGGTATCGCGCTCGGTCTGCCTGCGCCGATTGGTCGTTGAGATCCTGAGTTTGTAGGAATGAACCGACGACCTGATCGGTAACGTCCTTGTTCTCGGCATATTGCTGCTTGGCCCAGGCGAGCTGGTCTTCGCCCAGTTGGTACGCTTTGTCAGCAGACGCTTCGGAGGCTTGAGCGATCGGCGTATAGTCAGGCGGCGGCGGAGGACTGCTTTTTCCCATTACTCGATTTCACACTCCACTCGAACGCACGCGGTTCGATTTTGAGCCACCGACAGTCGTCGCGCTTCATCGACATGACAACCAGATCGCCGTCGGGAAAAACTTCACCGACCACGGTCTCAATCGTAAAGCCCAACTTCTTGTTCAATTCAATCACTTTTGGGTTGCTGGAAGGTGTCAAACCGAAAACCTTCTTCACGCCCAGCTTCGCAAACGGATAGTGAAAGCATACCCAAAGCATGTCGCGCGTGATCCAATGCTTGCTGAACGCAGCCTGGTGCATCTCGATGCTCGCGCCGGTGAAATTGTGGTAGATCACGCCGCCGCGAAGAACGCCATCAACCGAATACGAGATGGATACATCGGCCGGCCCGATGGGCACGCGCGCGGCGGCGGCGATCTGGGCAGCGTGCTCGGCGTTGTTGAACGAGATCATCAGGACACCGGCCGCGAATACTTCACGGCAATGGCTAGGTCGGCGCAGCCGCCCGCAACTGCGGAGACCGTCGCGGTCAGGCGCGAACCGACGACACCCGTGTTACCCGCAGTGCGTTGGATCGAGTTCTGGATCGTCGACGCAGAATGCGCGGCTCCGCCGATCGCGTTGCCGTCGATCTTGAAAGTGACGGTGCAGGTGCCGACGCGGGTCCGTACTGTCGTCTCCAAAATCGTGAATGGGAACGAGAACTTTTCCCGAAGGACATAGTCCTTGTTCGCCGGCGATTCGATGAAGCTTCCGAGATCGTTGGCGTCGGCCAGCGCGTCGATCTCTCCTGAGAGATCAATGACGTCCTGCTGCGTTGCGACCTTCGACGCTTCGCCGGCGCGAGATGTGGTGAGGATCTCCACCGTCTCCTTGATGGCGGCGACAGATGAACGCAGGCTTTCGGGGTCGGGCGTAGGGTTTGGAATGGCGGGATACGTCTTAGACATTCGCCAGTTCCTTCGAGCTCGTCGCTACCTGGAACGAGAAAATGTTGACGCGCGCCTCGATCTCGAACTGCCAGAAATCGGCTTTGAAACCGGACGGTAGGCGCATGAGCTCCCCGCTCGTGCGGATCTCTCGCGTAAGTTTCAGGTTGTTGTCGGCGTACACACGCACAATCCCGTATTGGTCATCGGCGAGCGTCTGCACGGGATCGGTGTCGCGCACCGGGTTTTGTGGCGCAGTCCCATCGGGGACCTCGAAATAAATCTTCAGCGCCTCGAAACTCTTCTTCTGTGTGGTCTGGAAAATCTTCGATCGCCACAAGAACGGCTCCCGCGGTTGAGCGTCATCGGCGAAGTCCAACCACTGAACCTCGTTGTTCCGGATGATGAAGATTTCGCCGGACCACGTGTCGTTGAAGATGTTGAACGTCGGATCGTCTGACGTCAGCACGTTGAACGCGACGCGCGCATCGGTGGGGTCGATCAGGACACCGCTCCGGGAGTCGCCGAAATCCTGCGAGGGGACAGCGTTGGACTGAAACGCATTGCTCTGAAACACGCCAACGCGGGGGCTGCCAAAACCCAAATATGCCTGCCCGAGTCGGGCGGAACGCAGCGTCGTAAGGGTCGCAAGGGACTGCCACTTGTCCTTGGTCAGCATCGTGCGCGTCACGTTGATTGCGCCGTATGCTGTGCAGAGGATCAATCCATTCGGCGAAGCGTAATATACGCCCTCCACCGAAGAGAGGATCGAGCCACGCGATTCACATGGCTCAAAGCTCTGGATCTTCGATTCGGTGACCGAGGCCGGATTGACGCCGCTGAACGCGGTAGGGAAGCCCTGCGTGCAGGCGATCAGCGTCTGGCCGGTAACGCCCAGCCCGATGATCGGGTATTCGGTCGTGATCGTGTAGAGGGCCGGCCACGCATGTGGGCGGTAGGGTTCACAGAACCAAAGCTCGTTGCCGCGGAAACCGACGAACATGCCGTTCGGCATGGCGGTAATTCCTTGCAGATCGCTGGGCGGAGGGCTCCAGTTCGTACTCTCGAGTTCGCTCGCTTCCGAAACTACAGTGTCACTAAGGGTATCATCGTATGACGCCGTCGCGATCGGAAGTTCCGCAACGAAGAAAAACGTCGCCTGGCCCGTCGAGGCAGTCACCGTGCGGTAGATCCGGACCTTAGTAAGGTTTCGGTTCGTCCCTAGATCTCCGGCGTCGGGCGTCGGCAGGGTGATGTGCCAGGTGTCGTCGATCTTGCCGGTGAGGTTGGTCGGCGGGCTAGGCTGGCCTTCCTCGCCGTAGGCGCTGACCCACGTCGTGACGTAGGCGCGGGAATCGGTAACCGAAGACGAGCCGCCCGAGGCGGAAACGCCGGGCGGCGTCGACGGTGCGGGAATTCCGAGAAGGAATTCGGGGCTGCCGGCGGTGATGCGGGCGCGCGTATTGTACTTGGGCGAGCTGGAAGACGAGGCCCAATAGTATCGGTCGAATGTATCGCCGACGACGGGCGAACGAAGGACGTCAGTGTTGACGTCGGAAAACTCAAGCCAATCGGAATCGGCAAAATGCTTGGGGTCGGTGTAGCTCTTCGGAAGACGAAACACCCGGCCGCAGTTGGAGAGAACACAGGTGTGAAGCAGCTTCGGGGTCGGAATGCCCATGAGCTTTCCCGAGTAGAGCCACGTGTTACGAGAGAGCGCCGCGGCCGCGTCGGGGATAAGCCGGTCGTCGACCGCGGGCACCATTCCGCCAAACCTGTCAATGAGTTTGGCGACCACTCGTTACTCCACGCCGCCGTTGCGCGCCTTCAGCGCTTCCTTACCGGCCTTCATTTCTGCGAGCGTCTGCGGCGAAAGGGCGGGCTTCTTCGGTGCCGGCGGCGCCTTCTCGAGTTTGTCGTTTTCTGGCTTGGTGTCTTTCTGTTCGGTATCAGCCAATTTACTTACTCCTTAGTGGCATCTGGGTTCGGGGGTTGAACTTCGCAGTCGTGGCAGCGGGCTTGGCGCCCCTGTCCTTGCGACTGGATCCTCCCTGCGTCACGCCGATAAACGGGCGCTTCAAGCTCTTCTTCAGCGCCGTGGCCAGCGTGTCGAAGGAAGATTCGTGTTTGGGAAACCGGTTCGGGTTCGGTGCCGGCATCGGTTCCCTTAAAGCTGGACAGGACCTAGGCGCCGCGAAATGTCGTCGATGCGCTTGTTCATGGCGTCGAGCTGCTCGGAACGAATACGGCTGTTGTCCTCGAGCCGCCTCTCAACCGACGTCAAGCGTTCCCCCTGGCGGGCCAGATCCAAAACCGCATGAGAAATTTCGCTGAGCGTCTTCTCCACGGTGCTCATCCGGATAGCGAGGATGGCGATATTTTGCTTCATGGCCAGAATAGCCACGAGCCCGGTCACCAAGAACCCCAAAATCGTCAAGACGTTTCCAAGCGTGACGGTCCAATCGAAAATCATAGTTTGATCATTGCGTTGAGGAAGCTGGTCGGCTGCATGTTGTTATGCGATCCACCGCCACCGGCGTTGTCAGTCGTAAAGCTGTGCGTGTGGGCGCCTGCGGTCTGCGCGCCGTTGGAGATATTCGTCGTCTGCGTATTGACGTTGGCCGAAGGAACCGTCGCCAAGTTATTGCCGAGGTTGGAGTTGCCGGGCAGCGCCAGGTTATGGGTGTGGTCGCCAGCGGACTGCGTGTTGCCGGTGTGTTGGTGCGCGGGGATTTCTCCCGTTACGAGCGTATGCGCTTCTTCGCCCAGGTTCTGACCAAGAGACCTGGCGGATAGTCCTGAGCCAGAGCCAGCCACTGCGAGCGCACGACCAAGAACTTTCGTGAGCGTGATCGACTTATGGGCGGCCCAGTCAGCCGCCGCGCTTCCTCCGCGACCGCCGACGACGGGGGCATAAGTGTCGGAGATGTTGTTCCAGAGCAGGGTGAACAACGCTTGGCAGTCGGCATTTGCGCGAGTGGTGGAAGAAGACGAGGCATCACCGATGGTGCCGTCGTTCATGATAATCCAGCCTGGATCAGCCGTCGTCTTCAACGTAAGTTTCACGTCGCCCGTAGAAAATCCACCGATACCCAGCGCGGCGATAAAGGCCGTCGGGTCGTTGATCGCGGCCAGCGTGCGCGCGAGCGCGGTAAAAGAGATTTCCTGCGCCGCGCCTGCGCCCGACGAGTCGCGCCCGATCACTGAATCTGAAGCCATCTGGATGTCGTGCGTGTCGTTCCAATTTGACGGCCGAATAAGTGTCGAGTCGACGTCGTCGCCTTTTGCGGATTGGAACTTGTGTTTGACTGTCAGTGTCATGGATAGGTCACTTAACTTTCGAAGGTTTCACGGTCGTCTCAGGGGGCCATAATGACGTTCGGGTCAGCACCGACTGCCTGGAGTAGGGCCAGCGCCGTAGGATCGTCAGCGTAGATTGCGTCGCGGGCGTTCCACCGTTCGCGCGTGTATAGATCCGCGGCATCGAGCGCGGCGCGCGCTGCGTTCAGTTTTCCCGCGGTCTGAAGCCGGTCAACGATGACCGTCTTCTGCACAAGGCGGCGCGGCGCGATGATCCAATCCTCGACGAGCGTTGGTGTGCCGGAGCGATCTTCGATGCGCTGATTGCCGGCGCCGACATAGCCATCGGGAGGCGTAGCGGTCGATACGCGCCAAAGCCCAACGGCGGCCAATTCATCGTCGGTCCAGAGCTCTCCGATATTAGGTGGATAACGAATTTCGTCGATCGGTTCGCCGTTCCATGCTTTCCAGGCACCATTCTGATCCTTGAACGCGAGCATTTGCTTTCCTCTTAAAACCAGGATGCGAAAGCACCGCACGGCTCGGTGCCACCGATCGTATCGGTGATCGTCACCGAGGAGCCGCCGATGTTGTTGGTGTGAGCACCCGAAAACCCAACGGTCGTCGAACCGTCGAAATCTTGTGTTGCACCCGACCAGGAGCTTGTGTTCGTGCTACGCGCGCCAGCGCACGCGATAGCGCAACCGCCCGGCGTGGTCGTCAACGCACCGGAGGTCGGGTTCGACGCATTCGACCCGGCAGTCGCTACCGGCGTCGCCGACGAGAGGCCGTTAAGGTTGTAGATGCCTATGCGCCAATTTGCTTGCGACGACGACACATTGAGAACAACCGTGCCGGTCGTGTTGCCGCTAAATGCGGCGACCAGCAAAATGACGCACATGGAGTCATTGTTCGATTGCGCCTTGATGTTGGTCATAGCGGTTGCGCCAGACCCATAATCGAGCGTTGCGCTGCTGAATGTTACCGCTGGGCCAAAGCCGCAATAGAAAACGACGACGACGTACCGATCGGGGTTGACCGGTCCGATATTTATGCCGCTGAAGGTTTGGTTGTTCGCATTCGTATTCGATGAACTGTTCGTGATGAATGTGGCCGCCCTCGGTAGGCCGCCGGCCGGCGGCAGAAGACCGATGCCGGGGATAACGACGCCTTTGCGTTCAACGTACCTCGAGAGATCGTCGATCGCCGGCTTGATGATCGACTGGCGAAGACCTTGCAGTCGGCGGAGTTCGGCAACAACCGCACGGCGTACTTCGCGTGGAACGCCCTCTTTCGCGAGCTTCGCGTACGCCTGTTTTTCCCACGGCTCCGCCGCGCGCAGAACTCCGATCGCGGGAGGCGTCCAAAGCTTCGGTGGAAGGTCGAGAGCCATTTATCGCATATCCTTTTGCAGCCACGCTTGGATATGCGTCGACGAAACGACCAAATAGAAAAGCACATCGCGGGCGCCCGCAGTCGTCGAGAGGGTCGGAGCGGCGGCGCTGTTGAATTTCCAATTCGACGAATAGGCGAGCGTGCGCGAGCCGGTGCCGTCCTGGATAATCTGGATGGCGCCGCTTTGACCGCCCTTCGTATTCGACGGATTGCCGAGCGTGCGGTTACCGCCGAGGGTGACGCTCGCATTGATGAACGTCGACATATCAACGGCGATCGTCGCCGCGTCGGTGAGGTTTACGATGCCAGCGGCGTTCCAAATCTGATCCGTAATCAGATATTCCGCCGCAACGTTCGCTAGAAAGTCCGCCGTCGGCGCCGCGCGATACGGGAACTCCGCCTTCGCATAATAGATGCAGCGCCAATTTCCGCTCGCGTCCGAAACGAAAAACGCAACGTCGTCCGCCTTCGTCGCGATGTTGCCGCCGCCCGGCAAGATGAGCGTCGAGGCGTTGTACGTGAGCGTGAGCACACCCGCAAAGCGCACGATGCGAAGCTTGTTCGCGACCGTTCCCAGGCTCGTGATCGTCGTCGTGCCGGTCACTTGCACGCGCGTCGTCGGCGATGCGCCAATGTCGGTCGTGGCGGCCGAGGCGATCGACGTTTCGTCGCCGAGACGGTGCGACACCTGATCGAAGGTCGCGACCGCGATTTTCGTCCATTTCGATGTGCCGTCGCTCTCCAGAATTACGGCTGCATATTTCGTCGCGAGTACGAGCGACGTGCCACCTTCGATTGTGTCGGAGCCGGCACGTTGGACAGTAAGCGTATTCGAGGCCGATACTCCGCCAGCTTCATCGACAATGAAGCGCCGCTCGCCGGCATTGAGCGTGTTCGCGGCCGGTAGCGTCCAGGTGCGCGCAGCGGTTAAAGTCGCGCTCGTCGCATAGGTCGGACCATCGGTCGACGAGAACGTATTGTTCGCGTCACCGATCGCCGTCCGCCCATCAACCTTAAGGTTCGTACGCGCCGTTGCCGCGCTTGCGAGATCGGAAAGATTGTTCGCCTTTTGAGCGGCGCCAGTAATACGCGAGTCATCGCCGGCGGCGAGCGTGCCGGCGGTCGTACCTGTATTCTTGACGGCGGCGTCGCCGAGGCCGAGGTTCGTACGCGCCGTCGATGCGCTCGCGAGATCGGAAAGATTAAGCGCGCTCTGAAGAACGTCGGACTGGCGGAATTGCGCGGCGCCCTGAAACATGAACGCGAACCAGTTCGACACACCATCCGAAACCAAGATTATGAAAGCGAGCGGATCTCGAATCGTAATCGACGTGCCGCCGTTGACCGTATCGGAGCCCGCTCGTTGTACAATAAGCGTGTGGGAGCTCGTAAGCATTCCCTTGGCGTCGGCAACGAGCAGAAAGCGGCCTGGATTGACCGCGTTCGCCGCGGGGAGCGTCCACGTGCGGTTCGCCGTAAAGTTAGCGTTCGTGTAGACAAATTTGTCGGTCGGCAGGATAGTGTAGTTTGAGTCGCCGTGCCCTGTACCACCTTCGGCGTGTATGTTCGTCAGCGCCGTCAGATACGATGCAAGATCCGAAAGGTTGTTCGCCGTTTGCGCGGCACCGGCGATGCGCGAGTCGTCGCCGGCCGCGACGGTACCGGCGGTCGTGCCGACGTTCTTCGTTGCCGCGTTTCCGAGGCCGGTGATTTGGCCAGACGAGTAGTCGCCAGATTGTGGAGTGACCGCGCCGGTTCGACCGTTAAAGCTGTCGACGGCGCCGGCGGAGGGGTTGTACGAAACTTGCCAGGCGGAGCCGTTCCACACGCGCATGTCACCCGACGTAGTGTTGAAATAGAGCGCGCCCGTCTGGAGCGCGGCGCCCTGGTTGTCGAGCGTCGGGTTGGAAGCTTTCGCGCCGAGAAACCGTTTATCGAAATTCGTGTAGACGGTATTTGCGTTCGAGTCGCTCGCGGCGGCATTCGTATCGTGCGTAGCTGCGCTCGAGGCTGAGGCAGCGGCGGCGGTAGCCGACGCAGCGGCAGCGGTGTCGTGAGATGCGGCGCTCGAGTCGTGGGATGCGGCGCTCGAGTCGTGGGATGCGGCGGATGCGGCGGACGCGGCCGCGGCCGTGGCGGAAGAGGCCGCCGAGCTGTCGTGAGCGGCCGCGCTCGAATCGTGAGCAGCAGAACTCGTATCGTGGGATGCAGCAGACGCCGCGGACGCCGCTGCGGCAGCGGCGGACGAGGCCGCTGCGGCAGCGTCATTCATTCCCACGAGCTGTAGGTCAATGACGATGCCGTCGGCTTGGGCGTCAATGGTAATGGCGTCAGTCATCGCGCGTCACCGGCTTCTTCACTTTCAGCTTTCCACTGCACAGCCAGCGGGGTCCCGGAGAGAGGTCGGTCCGCATGATGTCGAACACCAACTTCCCCTCGGGAAGGTTTTCGGTTTGCTCTTCCGTCATCTGAATACGGAAGCGACCGTTGGGGGCGTCGATCATCTGGAAGCCCGTATTGGCGGTCGTAAGTTCGAGCAGAATCTGATCGTCGGTAACGCGCGCGCGAAACTGCGCGTCGAACGTCCATCCGGTGATGTCGATCGGATTGGTGCCGTCCGTAATCGTGAACTCAGCGGAGAAGTAAGATCCCTGGAATGCAGCGGGCGAGGCCATCTATCACCTCACCGCTGCCGCCCGGACGCGAACGCCGGGTAGCGCCAAGACTGCGCCGAGTAGAGGTTTCCGTGCTGGATCTCGGCCTTCGCTCGAGCCACGGCGTTGTGAAACCGGCGCAAGTGGTAGATAGAAAGGCGCTCGTTCGAATACGGTTTCGCCGGCTGCGACATCATGCGGCCGAGCGCGCCGTCGATGAAGTCGTCGTAGTAATTGCTGAACATCCAATCCGGGAAGACCGGGAACTCGTCGCGATCCGTATCGGCAACCGTGAGGGAAACGGTGACCGTTAGCGTGTCGTTCTGAACGGGCGCGACCTCCAAGATCAGGTCCGGAGGTACCGCGAACGTGGCGCGCACGTTGATCCCGGCGCTATTGACGACCTGCATCACGCGGTTGATGACGCCGTCAGCGGGCTCGATCGGGTAATCGGTGACGCCGGGCTTTACGTCGACAAGGATGTCTTCCTGCCACGCGTTGGATTTCTTGAGAAATTCGTTGAGGACGTTGAAGAGTTCGAGCTTCAGCGCGGTGTCCAGCGCGCCCGGCAGGCGGACCCGAAGGTTATCTAGGATGCGGGTCACGTATGGGTTGGTGCTCATTTTACGCGATCGAAACCATCTGGGCCGAGAACTTGTTCAGGAACTCGCTCGCGCGAGCGTCCTGTGTATTTTCTTCGTCCCGTAGTTGCGCATGGCCGCACATGAAATAGACGAAGGCCATGCGGTACTGCGGGTCGATAGCGACCGCGGTCGTGTCCGGGGCGGAGAATGACGGGAGCGCTGCGCCGCCGATGTAGAGGTCCGGCCGCAGGCGGCGGGACTCGAACACGGCGATATTCAGCGCCTGAACCAGATCGTTGTCGGGGTAGCGGTACGGAACAACCTGGTCTTGCAAAAGCACTCGAGCGTACGAAACGTAATCAGCAACGGTGTCGAGCGCCATCGCTCTCCTCGGAGGCTAACGGGGGTACGGAAGATCCGTACCCCCTCACTTCATTGGTTAGCCGGGGGTGACGATGGCCTGCGCGAGCGCCGTGCCGTCGAGCACCTTGTAGCCGTAGACCTGGAGGCCGCGCAGGACGGTGCCGAAGGTCATCTCCGAGCGGAGAGTTTCGACTTTCGAAACCTGCGAAGCGAAGGTCAGACCGTGCGCGTGGCCCGCGTAAATGGGCCACTCACCAGAAGCCAGGCCGGCAGCGGTGCCGCTCGGCAACAGGTTGCTGATGTACAGCGTGAAGCGGTCGACCATACCCAGGCGGCCGTTGCGAAGGATCGAAACGCTGTCGCCAGACAGGTAGGCCTGACGGAGTTCCGAATTCTTCACGAGGACCGCGGCCCAGGCCGGCAGGATCACCCAGCGGCCCGTCTCCGGGATGTTCTTTTCATCGAGCGCCTGGCCGAGACGAAGCAGGATCGACAGGATGTCGACCTTGCTCGAAGCCGCCACCGAAACGGCGGCGAGCGGGGTGCCGGTGACACCAAGGTTGATGTTGCCGGAGATTGCGCCGGCGGTCAGACCCTGGTTCGCGGCATTCGCCTGGTTCAGGATGCCGAGGAGAACGTCCTTGTCGATCGTGATCTTCATCTGCTCGGCAGCGTCGTCAGACCACATGCTGAGCTGGTTCAGATCCGATTGGACGTCCATCACGTCGTCGAGGATGGTGTTGAAGTACTTGCCCTTGTCGATGAGCAAGTCGACTTCGCTACCAACCGGACGCTCGAGCTCGAGCGCGCCGTCAGCCTTGTAGTCCTTGATAGTGACGGTCGGCTTGGTGCGGATACGCACCTTGTCGCCCTGATTTTTGATCTCGCCTTCGTAGTCGGTATTCGAGATCGCGGTCAGAACGGTGGACGCGTAGAATTTTTCGATCAGCTTGCCCGACCAAATTTCCGGGATAAACCCGGCGCCGGACATGCCGTTTCCAGCCGAACCCGCCGGATAAATCGGAGGGGTCGTTACGCCGGATGCGACAGGGAAGGTCATTACTGTAGGCCCTCAAAGAGAAGCGTTATCGGATGCGCCCATCTCGTTGCGCTGCGAAGATTTCCCTTTCCAGGGAGTCCTTCTCTTTTTCGCGGCCGCGATACTTGTTCGCGGTCACGTCAGCGTAAAACTGAGCGATCTGGGCACGGGTGAATACGGGCTTCTCAGCGGGGGGATTGGATGCCGCTGTCTTAGCTCTGCCTGGCGCCGCGAGTGAATTAAGCGGGACTTTCGGCTGGGCGGATGGATCCGCCGGCGGATTGTCCGGCAATGCTGGTGCGGGGACCAGGGCAGCCTCTTCAGCGAGGAAGCCTTTGAAGAAAGCGACCACACGACTGGCGTCGTTTGCCTCGTAGGCCGATTTCAACAACGAGAGACGGATATCACCCGAGTAAGTATCGGGCAACGCAAGCCAATCCAAAAAATTCGGATCAACATTGATTTGGCGCCAGTCTGGCACGTGTTCCGTTAGCGTGGACTCGAGCTGGCGGCGCGCCTCCTGCGTGATCCGCTGGCCGGTATTGGAAACTCGATTGGCGAGCTCGCTGAGTTCCCGGCGAATAACCGACAACTCCGGCACGACAACTTCCTGCGCCTTCTTGCCAACGACGTCCAAAAATTCCTCGCCGAACTCTTTCTCTTGATCGGGCGTGAGGAGCTTTTTGAACGACTGCTCGGCAGGCATACGCGTTGGTGGCGCAGTCGCCGCCTCGGCGAGCTGCACGCGCAGAGTGCTGATGGTATCGCCAGCCTCCCGCAACGCTTTCGCTTGCTGATCGAAGCGCCCCTTCAGGGACTGGTATTTGTGTTTGAAGTCGTCGTCTTCGCCGGCGGCGGAAGCCGTCTTGGGGTTGGCAGCCGCGGGCGCGGCTGGAGGATTCGCCGGAGGATCGTTTTCCGGCTGACCGGTTACCTTGGAGGTAACCTCGGTGGTCTGCTCGCCCGCTGCGGGGGCGGGCGCGGCAGTGGCAGGATCTGGATTGGGGTCTTGGGGTTTGTACGCTTCCGCGTGCAGGCGATCTGCGTTTTGGGAAGCTCTACGGGCGGCGGCCGGAAGTTTTACGTTCGGGTCGTCCTTAGCGGCAAGCTTGGGCATCTACTTCTCCGGTGGCGCGTGCGGCTTCTGCGGCACGGGCCGAAAGGGTGTTGGTGGCCACCGGGTGGGGAAAAACGGGGCCGGCGTGGGTGCCGGCCCCGTACTCTTCGTGTTGCGCTTACTGCGCGGCGTTGAGCAGCGCGACCACGGTCACCGCTTCCGAACCCACGTTGGCGTTCGTAACGACGGCGCGGAAGATCTGCGTCTTGGTCGTGGGAATGGTCGCGGTGCCTTGAATGGTGCAACCATTCCCGGCCACCGTGGCCGTGCCCGAGTTGTTGTTCTGGATGACGAACTCGAAGCTCGATCCAGCAACCGGGTTGGAAAGACCAGCAACGATCTGTGCCGGGGTCGGCAGCGTGAACGTGCAGGTCGACTGCGTCGACAGCGCGATAATCGTCCGGAATATGTCCGCGAACACAGCAGAAATGCTGGCCGCGGTCTTCGAAACGAGAGTCGTTTTGCCGTTGTTCTGAAGGGCCGTGCCGAGGAAAGCGATCGCTTCCTCGTCACTCAGAACGGTTGAAGGGAACAAAGCCATGTCTTACTCACTCTCCTCTAGTTACCGCCTATCTCCGATGCGGTCGGCGGACTTCACCGCATCCCCAAAGAGCCTGGCGAGCTCGTTTCCTTCCTTCGCCATTCCCTGGGCGACGTGAACAGCGTCAGGAGGTGCGTCCACGCATTGGTTTTTCAGGTCGTCAACGTGCTCGACGAAGGCGACCAGAAATTTATTCCAGCTCTCGGGCGCAGCGCGCGCGAGCTCGGCAGAAGCAAGAATTAGGTTCTTCCGCTCTGCCTTCATTAGCTTTCGCCGGTTAGCCCAGTGTCTCCGAACCCGGAGTTACCGAATTCGGAAGGATCCTGCTTGGCGACCGCTTTCGTGTAGATGCGCTTCGTCAGGCTGGGCTGTTTCGGCGGCCTCAGCTTCAGAAACCCGCGAGAGCTCGTGCCCTTGCCTTTCGGCATGGGGACCTTGGTTGAGATCTTGCTGGTTAGCTTGATGCCGGCCATTGGTCCTCAGCAGGGTTTCGCCGGCGAAGAGCCGGTGAAGCCGAACATTTTCGTCGACCCACCTTGCGCAAACTTCGGATCGCCGCCGCCGACGCTATGGCCGGAAGTGCCGGGCTTCTGCGGACCGGCAGTCTGCTTGCCGAACATCTTGCCCGAGCCGCCCTTGGCGAACTTGCCGCCGTCGCCGCTGGTCTCATGCGCCGTAACGCCGGGCTTCTGCGGGCCTGCGTGCTGCTGGCCGAACATCTTGCCCTTCCCGCCTTTCGCCATCGTCGGCGACTTCTGGGAAATTTCTTTGGTCTTTGCCATCTCACTCTCTCCTAATTACCCGGCGCCGCCGGCGACGGTATTTGTGCGCGGACCCATATCCCCGGTGGACGATGGTCCGTGCTGGTTTCCCTGCGCGGCAGCGCCGGCAGAAGCCATGTTGGGCGCCGCGGGCGAGCCGGGCGCGCCGCCGGGCGGCGACGCCGCGGGGGCGCCACCTTTCGGCATGTCGTCTGGATTCGGAATGATGTTCTCGCCGTCGAGGCCGATCTTCTGCGCGACGGAACGGAGAACGACGGCGCGACCCTGCGGTCCCATAATCTGGGCGTCCATCGGGTTGGCCGTGATCTGAAGGAACTCGATCTGGCGGGAACGCTCGGTCTCGCGCTGGATCGCGACGTTCACGCCCATGACGCGCACGTTCTCTTCGCCGGTAAGAATCCCCGACGTGTCGGTGAGCATGATGAGATCGAAGAGCGTCGTCAGCAGCGGATCAAAAACATCGCGGTCGATATTCGCGGCGACGGTCTGAAGGATTTTCGACGCGTTGCCCATAAGCATCGCGAGGCCCGAAGCCGTCCGGCCGGCGCCTCCCGGCGACTGGCCGGAGAGATACCGCGGAATGGCCGAAATATCGTCGGCCATGTCGTTAAGTTTCTGGTAGACGGCGAGCAGCTCCTGCGCGTTCGAAACGGGCTGGAAGAAGCTGATCGGCACCTGCGTATTGTTGCCGAGCGGATCGTCCTCGACATGCCAACGCTTCCACGGAAACAGCTCTTCGCCATCTTCGCCGGCAGCGAGGCGGTCGTCGTTCACAACCACCTGCGGCCCCGAAGCGAGCGACATATTGTTCACGAGCGAGCGCAGCGTCGCATTCGCCGCCTCCTGAAGATCGTTCAGGATATCGGTGAGGCCGTTTCCGACCGGCGTGCCGGGGACCTTCTCGAAGGAGGTGATGAAGTACGGGTGGCGGCGGCGCGGCGACGGCGTGAGCTGCACCTTGATGACGTGCGTGCCGATGATCCAGAGCTGGACCATGTAGTCGCGGAGCGGGTCCTGGATGATGCTCGGATCCATCCCGTACTCGATAAGAAGCTGCCCCTGGATGTTTCCGTTGTACTCGAGGCACGAAATCATCCCCGAGCGGTTGAGCTGCGGGTTCTCGCGGTTTTCCTGCACCGCGCGCTCGGCGTCGGTGTTGTCCCAGTTGTCGGCAAGGCCGCCGCGGCCGTACTCGTCGAGCACGGCGCGAATCTCGTCGGTGTTGTACCCGGGGAGATCGAGGAGATCGTTGAGGTCCGCGCGCGTCACACGCGTGCGCTCGATGACGGCGGCATCCTCGATGTCGGCGGCGCCTGGCGTCCACCAGAGATCGAACGGAGAAACCCGCTGCCAGAACAGTCGCGGCTTCTGGTCGATCGTCGGCGTCCCGTTCTGCCAAGAGACAGACGGCACGATTCGGACGGTTGGGCCTTTGATGCACGCAAACGGAAAGACCGGCAGGTCGACGAGAAACTCGGCGAGCGCTTTGTAAAAGCCGCCGGAAATCAGCAGCTCGTCGATCTTTTCCTCGGCGACCTTGGCCTGCTTGGATGCGCGCTTCTTCGCGGCGTCGCGCGCGGCAAGCATAAGCTGCTGCACGCGATCGCGGATGGTATTCACGTCGGCCGGCTGCCCGGCTTGCGACAGGGTCGAAAGCTCGGACTGCACTAGCTGACCGATGCTGGAGACGATCTGATCCGGGACCTCGGGGTCCGTCGGAGGATCAATTCCCCAGCAACGTTCGGGGGAAAGGTAGACGTCGCGGAGTAGCGAGCTCGCGCCGCGGCACTTCATGGCGATCAGGCGCGCGTAGATTTGCGAGCCGGTGAATTTTTGGATCTGCGCGAGCTTGTCGGGATCGTACTGGCCGTTGAACGCGCGGAGCGCGCGAAGCAAACGCTCTGACCATCCTGAACGCGCATCGTTGCGATGCTGGCGGAAGAGATCGAACTGCGTGCGGACGAACGCGGCGAGGTTGCCGACCGTAGGCGCAGGCGATTGATCGGCCTCGGCCTGCTGCTTGTTCTGCTCTTGAATTTGGCTCTCGAGTTGCGCCGGCGGAACGACGCGGAGAAGCCCTCGTTTAGGAAGCGTCTCTGCCACTGACCACAAACGCTACGAACAAATTTGTCATAGCCGACGACATATAGTATAGCGGCCGCCGACACAACTCTATGTATGGTGTCTCGAAAGTTACATGCTTTGGTTGCAGTAGCGTTACAGACCACGGCCGCCGAACCCACCGAAGCGATGCTCGTCAAGCTCGCTCGAGAGGTCGCAAAGAACATCCTCCCCCTCGAGAAGATCCTCGAGACGCATCGCGTCAGCCCTGAAGACTGGGATCGCATCAAGTCGCACCCGCGCTTCGCGCAGATCCTCGAGGCCGAGATTCTCGCCTGGGAAACTGCGTCCAACACGCACGAGCGCACCAAGATGAAGGCCGGCGCGCTGATCGAGGAATGGCTGCCGGAAGCGAACGCTCGCTTGCACGACCAAAAAGAGAACCTCAACGCCAAGGTCGAGCTCGGGAAACTCATCAGCCGCATCGCGGAAATGGGGATCACCGGCATCGGCGCCGGCGTCGCCAGTGGCGAAAAATTCACCGTAACCATCAACCTGGGCGCCGACTCTCAGCTCAAATTCGAGAAAGAGACGCAGCCCAAACTCATCGAAGCAGAACCCGTAAAACGTGAAGGTCCTTCCTAACGCTCGGGAACGAGCTCTGGGGGCAAGCGAACGATGCAAGAATTCCTGGCGGGGAATGCGGGAGAGATGCACCAGCGCCAAAAGCAAGGACTTCAGGAACTACGGCGGCCGCGGGATCACAGTCTGCAAGCGGTGGCTCGAGCCGAAAAAAGGCTTCATCAACTTCTTCAAGGACATGGGGAATCCCCCAGAGGGGCATTCTCTCGACCGCAAGAACGTCAACAAGGGTTACTCCAAAGCTAACTGCCGCTGGTCGACGTTCTCAGATCAGCTCCGGAACCGCCGCAAGATCGGCGTCCTCACTACATTCACCCATTCAGAAATTACCGAACACGTCCTGACCTGGGGCGCCGCCGAGCGCACTGCGCTCCTGCGCGCGCTCGCGGGGGCGGTGCAAGTGTGAAGAATATTCTTTATACCGCGCCGCCGACCTGCGCCCGGTTCATGAAATCGGAGTCGTTTGGGCGGCTGATCGCCGGCCCGGTCGGATCCGGCAAGACCACGGCCTGCCTGTTCGAGCTCTTCCGGCGCGCCTGCGAGCAGTCGCCGGCGGCCGACGGCTTCCGCTACACGCGCTTTGCCATCCTCCGGCAGACGCTGAAGCAGCTCAAAGACACCGTCCTGAAGGACATCACCTCGTGGCTTGAGGGCATCGCCGAATACAAGGTCAGCGAGAACACGATCTACGTTGAAATCGGCGACGTGAAATCGGAATGGATCCTCATCCCCCTCGAGGACCCGGAAGACCGCGCGCGCCTGCTCTCGATGCAGCTCACCGGCGCATGGATGTCGGAAGCGATCGAAATGGACTGCGGCGTGGTGCCCGACATCGCCGGCCGCTGCGGCCGCTATCCGAGCGCAATGATGGGCGGCGCCACCTGGAAGGGGATCATCGCCGACACGAACATGCCCACCGAAGGCGGCGACTGGCACAAATTCATGGACGTGGACACGCCGCCGGACTGGCAGATCTTCATCCAGCCTGGCGGCCTGACGCCGGAAGCCGAGAATCTTCAATGGCTTAACCAGTCCAAGATCACGCTGGCCATGCCCGAGACCGACACTCGCCGGCTCGCCGAGGGGCGCAAATATTACGAGCGGCTGGCGCGCAATCAGAATGAAGACTGGATCCGGCGATATGTCGATGCCCAATACGGCAACGACCCGAGCGGCAGCGCCGTTTACGCGAAGAGCTTCAACCCGAAATTCCACGTCGTCGACGAGCTCCAGCCGGTCTCGTCGCACCCGCTGATGGTGGGTCAGGACTTCGGCCGCGACCCGTGCAGCATCATCTGCCAGGTCGACCACAAGGGCCGGCTGCTCGTGCTCGAGGAAGTGATCGCCGAAGACATCGGTCTCGAGCAGCACATCGCGCGCGCCCTGCGCCCGGCGCTACTACAAGAGCGATATCTCGGGCGGCCGGTCGCGATCATCGGCGATCCGGCGGGCAAGTCCAAAAGCTCGATCTATGAAGAGACCACGTTCGACGTGCTGAAGCGCATGGGCTTCTCTGCGTTTCCGGCGCCGACCAACGATATCGACCCGCGGGTGCGCGCTATTGACGCATGGCTCATGCGCCAGTTCGACGGCGGAGGCGCGGTGCAGATCGACGGGAAGCGCTGCCCGATCCTGATCAAAGCGCTACAGGGTGGCTATCGCTACGCCAAAACGCGGGCTGGGATCCGTCGTCCCTTGCCCGAGAAGAACGAGTTCTCGCATGTGATTGATGCGTTTCAATATGTCTGCTTGGTCGCCCACGGCGGCATGACGGAGCTCGTCGCCAGACATCTCAAGCGCGGCGTCAAAACGCCCCGCACGAAAGTCAACTCGGCTGCGTGGACGTAAGCGGGTGGCCCTCCGGTAGAGGGTTCCGCAGTAGCCACTCGAGAACTTTTTCTGGAAAATCCCCCGCCTCAGCCCGGCTGAACACCCGATCGGTGGTTGCGTCGTAGGTATACGACTTCCCGATCACGATCGCCTCTAGCGCATGAAACTCGTCAGCGTTGAGCTCTTTGATGCACTCGCCGACGGTTTTTCCGCCGCGGTCGCGTCCGTGCTGAATAATCTGGTGGACGATCTCAACCCGCCGCGCGGGCGGCTGGCTTCGAATGTGATCCTGGAACTTCATGCGTCCGATCTCCGGACTGGTCTTCCACTCCCTCCATACAGTCGGCGATCCACTCATGGAGATCTGACACCCTGTAAAAAACTGAACGTCCAAGCTTTGCGTATTTGGGGCCTCTGCCCTCGCTACGCCACGTCGCCAGCGTTTGCACGGTCACACGAATGGCCGCGGCGAGTTCCTCCTCGGCAATGATGCCTAGGACCGAGCGGGTTACCTCCTGGGTAACGTTCATCCGCCGTTCACCGGCAGAGACTGCCGCTCCATCCAGATCTTCTCCTCGATGCTTCCAGGCACCATCGGGTGCACCTTGGCGACCATCTGCGCCGCCTCGGCGAGCGCCGACTGGATCGAGATCCCTTTCGCCGCGGCGAGTTTCTTCGCCACGTTCTGAATGACGGTCGCCGCCATCGTGATCTCGGTGGAGTTCGCCGTGAGGAACGACACGATCGCCGCCACCGGCAGGCCGAAGATCGACCCACCGATGAACGGCGACGCGAGTCGCAGGATCCAGGTGATTGTGGTGATGTTCACTTCGCCACGATCACTTTCGTGTTGAACCGCGTCCACAGCATGTGGAGCGTGGCTGCGGCCGAGAAGGCTCCGCCGACAACGGCGACGAGCGTGTCGCCGAGCTGGGAGAACTCCGCCGGGGTGATCAGGTCGGGCCGCAATGCGACGACGACGCCACCCATCTGGAAGATGGTCCGGATGACCATCACCACGTAGTCTTGGTTAAGCACTTCACTCACTCCTTCAGTTGGTCGAGCGTGTCCCTCGTACGGATCAGTTGTTGACCAGCGAAGCCTGTGCGGCGGCGTACGCCTTCTTAAAGGCGAGCAGCGCCGGCTTGAACTCGGCAATGGCCTGAGCAAGCGAGGTCGGCGGGTTGTTGCAGGGTACGGCCAACGCCGCGACCGCGGCCTGCTCGTTGTTGAGCACGTCGGCCGGAATCTTGACGCCGACGGCGTTCAAGTTCGCAACCGCGGTCCGGAAGCCGGAATGCGCGTCGAACGCGTCGTTGCAGAGCGCGGGGACGTTGTTCAGCGCGATCTGAATGTCGGCGTTGATCTCGTCCCACACGGCGACCGCGTTGTTCCACGCCGTCTGAAAGCCCTGCTTGATCTCGGCGGTCGTCATGCACGAGCCGAGGGGAAGGCCCAGGGCAGCGACAAGTACAACCGTGGCAATGCGCTTATTCATCTCGATTTCTCTCCTACTGGGTGGCTGATCAGCCGCCGTTGACGGTGTTGATGACGGCCGGCGCTTGGTTGGCCGGCATGGCGATATGCCCGGGCGCGAAGAGGAAGAAGCTCGGCGTGCCTGGGACTTTCTTGTTGGTCGCGCCGGCCACCGCGTATCCGCCGCAGCAGACCAGGAACGGCATCTTGTCGATCGGCGCGTAGTAGTTCGTGCACTTCGAACCGGGCTGACATCCCGGGTTGATGAACGTCGGATCTATGGTGATTACCTGCTTGGCCCGCGACATAAGTCCCGGGACATCGCCGGCGGAGTGCACGACTGCGACATCAAACCCGGGCTCCGGGACGCCCATCCACCATTCGCGGACGGTGACCTGGTGACCTCGCTTTTGGAGACCGGTGACGATTTCGGTCATCGGGGACACGATGTTCCCGAAGATGCCGCGGATCACGACGACCTTCTTCGCTTCAGCCGCAGAGGCGGCGAGCAGAATGGAAGTCGACAGCGCGAGCGCGGCGATATGCTTTTTCATGGAAGCCTCACAGATAGGTGCCGAACATCCGGTCCCAGAACGGGGTCGTGATGCCGTAGTTGTAGTGGGTGAGTTTGTGGTGGCGGTTGTGCCAAATGGCGTAGCGATGCAGCCACGTATGCTCGTTAAGATCGAGGTGGTGGAGCATGTGGTGCAGGAGAAGAAACCAGCAGTACCAGAGCGTGAATCCGGCGAAGAACCCCTCGGCGCCGATCGCATGGCTCACGAGGAACACCGTCGCGAAGAACGCCGGCAGCCTCCAGAGCGGAAACACCACGTACTCTTTCGGATGCTGGTGATGCCGCTCGTGCGTCCCATGCCAAAAGAAAACGTGCAGCAGCGTTCGGTGCGCCCAGTACTCGGCGAAGGTGCCGAACACGAACCCAAACAGCATCCCGAGGTTGAAACCGAACGAGCGGTCGTAAACCGCCACGGTCAGGCAGAACACCGCGGGAAAGAGACAGAAGTCGAACCAGTAGCGCCAGCTCGACGTCTCGTAAGTGTGATCGTGTTTGCTGCCGATGTTGCCGTGCATCAGTGGCCACCCAACTGCTGCTGAATGGCCGACTTGGTCTCGTTACCGACGATGCCGTCGATCCATTGAAGTCCGAACTTTTTCTGGAAGTCCATGACCACGCCGCGGGTCAGCCGGCCGTAAGAGCCGTCCACCCGCAGATCCGTTCCCATGATCTTGTTGAGATCGCGCTGAAGCGTGGCGACGTCGTCGAGATCGTCCTGGCTCTTGGGCGCCGGCGGCGGCACGTAGTTGGTCAGCGGATCCGTGGACCACGGGTCGCCGGCCAGATCGAGCGAAGCATCGCGCTCGACGAGCGCGCGCATCATGGGAATGATCCCGAGCTGCTCGTCGACGTGATTGCGATCCCATACGCCGTCGGCAACGTACTTGCCGCGCACGTACGGGGTCATCCCGGCCCACAGGTATCCGGTGTGGATCCCGTGCATCCGGGGTCCGAACCCGTTCCACGCCTCGCCCTGGAAGCATCCACGCGTCCAAGACCAGCCCTCAGGCATGTCCTTGACCGTGTCCATGCGATCCAGATGAAGCGCGTCCTTTGCGCCGGCCTCCCAGGAGGAGAACGGCCCGCGTCCCGCGGGGACATGAACGGAGACCCGATTGAGTGGGTCGCCGTTGCCCAAATAGGTTCGGAAGTTCGAAGAGCTCTCGCGCTCGTTGATTGCCGCGAGCCATACAGCGGGGACACCGGTCGCCGCTTCGACGTCACGATACCGGGGGATCAGTTTGATCAGCCGGTCCGCGGTGCGTTCAATCTCGGTGGCCCGGGTCACCCGGGCCGTCTTGAGGAGCTCAGCGTATTCGTCTTTGAGGTCGCCGTACTGGTAGCTCACGCTTCGATTTTCGCTTTGCGCATCGCCCGATCGTGTTTCTCGACGTCGGTGATGCCGTGCCAAGTAAAACACTCACCGTTGCCAGCGAGGGTTAGAACGCGGCCGTCTTTCAAAACGAATGAGATGGCGACATCCCATTCGACGTCTTCACCCCAATTCAGGAAGTATGCCTTCACCTCCGGGCCTTTCAGTCGATCGACGCGAACAACGTTGCCCATCGGGCTCGTCTTGATCAGGTCGTCGATCTCGGTGACGCTCGCCTCACACTGGGAAAGATCGGGGGTCACCGCGTGAGTGACGCCCATTCCGGTGAGACCGAATGCCAACGCGAAGAGCGCGGCGTGGAGGGTCTTCTTGATTTCGGAGATCATCATGCCGGCGGTATCGGCCGCCGGGGTTACACATGAGTCTCAATTCGGTTCGACCGGGTGTGAATTTTTTCGTTCACTGCCGCGCGGAACCGTCTGGCCCATCACACCACGAAACCATCCCGTCGCGTTCTTGCGCGCGGCGAGATGGTCAGATGGTTTGGTGGTTTAGTCGGCAGCGAGACCGCGATTAGGCGCGGCCGATATATCCGCGGAGCGTCGCGTTGAAGAGCGTGCTGTTCGCCGACGGCGTGAAGCCGGTGAGCGTTTGCAACTGGTAATAGATCAGATTGCTGCCGGCCACGGGGAGCGTGATGATGCTCTGGCCTTCGTCCGGCGTCAGCTTGGCCTTCCCACCATCGCTGAACACGCGGAACTGCCCCTGCATCGAGCCGATGAAGCCGTTGCGTTTGTTGGAGTAGGCGCCGTTGTCGCCGTTGATCACGCCGCCGTTGGCGGTCGGATCGGCATTGAAAAGGAACGCGCGCATGTTGGCCGTTCCGACGCCCGTGTCGTTTGTCTCGAGCAACAGCTCTTTGATCTCAATCGGCTGATCATTCACGTCCGCTGGATTCGTGTAAATCGGGATCACGTTCCCGGCGGTGCTGTTGTTCGAAATGCTGTCGTTGGCCGAATAGGCGGTCGTATTCGCCGGCCGGATCAGCACGCCGAATGCGGACACGAACATCCGCTGGACGTGCGCAACCCGCAGCTCGCCGCCGTTGGCAAGGTAGAGAAGCTTGGCGATATCGACCTTGAGCTCGCTCAACGCAGTGAGCTGGGCCTCGGAAAAATCACCGTTCGCCAACTGCGCGTAGATGCGCGCGGCTTCCAAACTTGCATTCAACGCAGACATGAACAGCCCTCTGAAAAGTTTTCTCGAGGTGCCGTATCGCAGGTGGGGGTATCGGCTGTGTCACAAAACGAAACCCCGGCGATGTGCGCCGGGGCTCGCTGCTAGTTCGGAGTCAAGGCTCTTGGGGTTGCTAGTTGGGCTCGCCCAGGAAAATTGCAACCCACGCAATCGGCATATTGAAGATTCTCGAGAGCTCCGACGGCGGCACGCCGGCGTCGCGCGCGGCGCGGATCTGTGCCCGCACCGGCTCCGGAACGTCGAAAGCATCGCGATAGGCGGCGATCGGCGGCAGGTTCTCCGCGTCGACTTCGATCAGCGGAACGCCTTCGATCCAGGTGGTGAAGGTTTTCATGAATGCGAATGTAGGGAAGTTGCTCGAAAGTAACAACGTCGATTTTGGGTCCTGGATATTTCCGGAGTCCCCAAAAAAGCGCGGCCCCCCCGGCGGCCCCCGCTGTCCAGTTACCCCGCCGGGTACCCGGCCCCCGCACCTAGGCTGTAGGGCAATCAAGCGCCCTACCCGAACCGGAACCATGCCACCGAAAGGTGCGACAGTATAAAAGGCTGTCGGCGGCGCTCCTGCTCACCAGTGGAGCTACGCGGTGCGGGCGAGATTGCCAACGGGCGAGATAGCTAGGTCATATCGCGGCGCGTGCAGACGCGCGGGGGCTTCGGGTGCCCTGACTTATGAAAAAGCCCGATGGTGCCAGAGGAAATTCCGCGAGCGCGGAGCCGAGTGAACCCTGCGCCGTCATGTCGTCGGTATGGTCCCGAAGGGTGTGGCGGAGATGCTGGACTATTGGCCACGTTATCCGCAACTCTCAAGGTCTTAAACTGCCTAACACCATGCGACCACGAAACCAAGTGAACTTGGTGCGCGCCCAGTAGCACGCTCACCCAGAGCCGTGCGAACACCGCGTCAGTGGAAGGGCTAGACCCCAGTCAACAAGAGACTGGATACCGGGAAACCATCTCATTGCGCCCACGGCTTGCGATTGCGGTCGTGGGCGCATTTGTTCATTTCATGGTCTGATCGTTTTGTTACCCACGAGGTTACCCCATGGCGAACCCATCCATGCGGGCGAAGATCGAGAAGGCGCGCAAGCAATTCAGCGAGCGATGCCACGAGGCTTTCGACCGCGAACTCTATCGCGCCGTGTTCAATCCGCACCACAAGACCATTGCATCATACGATGATGCGCTGGTCGTGCGCGTGCCTTGCGCCGGCGTGAAACCATATCGCGCTAAGACTTACGGCAATGGCGCGCGTCGGTGGTCTAATGGTCCGGTGGTTTGCTGGGCCGAGCCGCGCGACGAACTCATCAAGGCGCGCTGACTACAACTAAAACTTAATTGCTATATTTACCACAACCGAACTCGGTTGCTTGAAAGTATAGCAATTAAAGTTAGCTTAGTGCCGCAGCGACATTCTTTCTTATTCTCTATATTCTCTATATTTACTATAGGTTTTAGATACACACCCCCCGCGCGACCCCTCAATTCCAAAATGTAACTTTCGCTAGGTTACATTTTGGAATTGAAGCTCGAAATAATTCGCCTGTATCTCCTGCGAATATGGAGAATATGGAGAATAAGCCGCAAGCCATTGGCGCGGCAGCGAAAACAAATTTGCTGTAACTTATCTGAACCGGCGATTATTCACACATATAAAGATCGCCGCCGGTGACGCGGCGCGCACTCACGCGCGCACGAACCCGCCTCACCACACCGCCGGTTGAACTTGGTGTCCGGTCTATTACACCACGCAACCACCAAACCATCCCCCTGCGCGATCGTCCTCCCGCGTCGCGCTGACTAGCCCATCGTACCGTCCGACCCTTAGCAGCCAGATCGCTCGCGCGATTTGTTGGTGTCGTGGTGCGATGGGCTTTTTCTTTTCGCCGCGCCTCAGCGCGAGAGCGTCGGGTAACCTGTGAAGTTACCCATAGGCAACCAAGACCACGTAATTCGCACGCCGTGTATCGACGCGCGAACCACCGCGGGGATTTCTCCCCGCACGCGCCGACAGCTATCTCCGGCGCTGAGTAGCGAGATGGCAACCCACGGAGCAACTTGAAATGGTCACCAAAGCGCAGAAGAACGACAAGCGGCTCGACGACCTCATGAGCGAGGTCCGCGAGCTGGGTCGTGACGCCGCGTCCGGCAAGGACAGCCTTCCGTCGCTCGCGCACAAGATCGTGCGCGCGGCGAACGATGGCATCGTTACGCTGGACAAGGACAGCGAAGGCAAGGACGACGCGCATCGCGTCTACGACGCCTATCTGACGGCCGAGAGCAAGAAGGCCGTTCACGATCACACCGCCACGGGCAAGAAGGCGAATGTCTCCAAGCTTCGCCAGCTTATCGCGGTCGGCGGCATGACGACCTGCGATCCGGTCGAAGTGTTCACGCGCGCTTCCCGTCTCTATCAGGAGATGGTGAAGAGCGAAGTGAAAGTTGTGTCCCCGTATCCGGCGCTCGTCGCCGTCGCGCGGGCGCAGCTTGCGTGCGACACCGACCTGACCGACGACCAGATCCGCGCCGCCTGCGAGAAGGTCTCCAAGGACAAGACCTTGGAAACCGAACTCACGCGCATCGTCAACTCGATCGAGAAGATCGTGACTGGCGAAGCCGGCGTGCAGGATCAGTCGGACGAACTCGTGCAGGCTCACTCGCTCGTGAAGCAGCGTCTCGCTGCCCTCATGAGCGTGAAGGAGCGCGACGAGGTTCTGGCCAAGGCGGCTTCGCTGGGACTGACGGTGGTGGAGAATACTCCCGCGACCGAGCAGCCCGGCGAGCAGCAGGCCGAGGCGGCGTAACCCCCACAGGTAACGCCTAAGTATCCCGGCGCAGCTAGGGGCGTGATGCCCTGAACCCAAGAGTTGGGAGCAGTGCGCCGGTAGCTCGCAGCAGGCTGACCCTTGAACGGTTGGCCAGAGCCGCGAGCGTGGGGTGGCGGCAGTTCCCGCCAGCGTGCGAGTGAGCAGCGCCGCCACCCCATCATCTTCACACATATTCAAATTCATTCGTTAGGAAATTTCTTCACGCCTACCCACACCACGATGGAGACAACCCGTGGCGACCGAGAAGAAACCCGTGATGGTCGCGCGCCCCGTCAGCGCCGAAGAGCGCAAGCGTATCGAAGCGCAGATGCGGCGCGACATCATGGACGGCAAGTACGAGAAGCTGCTCGCCTATCTGGCCGAGCACTGATCGTGACGCGGAGATGCACCGTGAACACAGTGACGCCACGCCGTAGTGTCGCGCGCACTCACGCCAACGTAACCACGCGAGGTAACCATGCGCCTCGATGAATTGCCGTTCCTCACCAACGGTGACGGCGGCACAACGAAGATGCTGCTCGGCCGCGACGGGATTTTTTACTTTGTGCGGCGTGAGGAAAACAACCTGTTCACGATCTCACACACCTGCTCGCGTGACTGGGACGGGCAAGGCGACATGTTCTTCAAGCACAAGAACATCGACGCTGCGTCCGCCCAGTGCATCCTCAACCACATTACCTGCGGAGGTAACGATGGCTAGGTACTACGGCGCCGTGCAAGGCGGCAACGGCGAAGGTTCGCGGGTTGGCCACGCGTCGACGGGACTGAGGGTATCGGCGACCTCGCGGAGCGAGGCGATCCACGTGCGGCTCTTTGCGATGGACGTCGGCGACGTAGAGATAAACGGCGTGTCGATCGTGATCGAGTTGAACCCCGGTCGGCGCCACACCCTATTCCATGGTCCGATCGAGAAGCTCGCGGAGTACGCGCTGGCGCAGGAGATGCTGCGTGCTGCTTAGTGATCTACCGCTTGAGAAAGGATTATGGACGCGGGTTAAAGCGCCGCATGGCGCTTACCTGGTGATCCTATTGAGCGCCGTGGATAGCGCCTACTCGATACATTTTCAGAAGCGCGATGGTCGCGGCCGCATGAAAAGGTTCGATGACCTCGATGCTCCGACGGCGCAGGCGGTTCTGTGGAAACTCATTCCCCGGTGGAGACCGAAGCTATGACGCTCGACGAGATACCGTGGGAAGAGCCGGTGGACGATGGCTCGCTATGGAAATACGCGCACGTGGTCACGGACGACGGCTACATCTCTATTTGGATGCGAGCCAACTCGACACCGTTCTACGATCTTGTCTACCGATACAAAAACAACAAAGTCACAGAGACCTGGCGGCGGCTCGACCCACTTCAGGCCCAGTGCATCCTGATCGAACTCACAGGTAACCAGCGAGGTAACAATGACCCGCATAGTGCCGCCTGACGAAATCATGCGCGCCGCACAGGCGCAGATCGAAGCCCTAGGTCGTGGTCGCTGGAGAGCGATCAAGGACGAGGCTCGCCGGCGCATGGCGCAGCCGCGCTCGTGGCGCGCGATCGCGCGCGACGCGCTCCGCAAGGCCAACTCCGACCCGAAGTTCGCGCTGCATAACGGCAACGCCATGTTCAAGTGCGAGCAACTGTTCCGCATGGCCGAGCACATGAAAGCGAACAACGGACCTGGCTTGCAGCTCGACGCCGAGACGGCCTCGCTGTTGGGACTGCCGCTCGATGAGTAGGCGCGCACTCACGATTGGCGATTTGAAGTTTTTGCCGTGCCATCGACCACCGGGCGGCACGCCGAGATTGGTTGTCGAAAAAGCCTGCGTGAACCGCGCTGACGGCGCGCGCATTGAGTTCATGCGCACGAATTACTCGCCGCACGCTATGACGGTCATCTACACGCGGCCCAAACTCCAAACGCTAGAATGGTACGATCGTGACCCGCTCGAAGCGCAACTGCTGCTCAACGCTTTTCGGCAAGGCGAAATGTAAACTCTTTGTCGGCACGGAGAAAGACTGGATACCGCACCTAAAGGCGATCGAGAAACTCGAAATCGGCGAGGGGTGGAACGAGCTGGTCAGCGATCATAGGTTCGAAACCCTCTGCGAACTCCGCGCGCAAGGCAAGATCAAGAAGAAGCGCCGATCGAAGAAGCCTACCAAATAACACCACCGAACCACGAAATCACGGAACCCCGCTGATGCTCACTCCACTCGCTGCCTACGCCGCCGCGGTAACCTCGCTGGGTTACGTCGCCTGGCTATTGGGTCATTCGATGGTCTGGTGGTGAGATGAAACTGGAGCATCTCGACTGGCGAGACGCTGAACTTCCACCGGGTCGCGTGGAGTGGACACATTGGGCACCACTGACCGACAACAAGTTTGGCGGTCGCCGCGCCGACCACATGATGGTTTGGCGAAGCAAAAACGGCACCAAGTATTGCATCGTCGGTTTCGACAGCAGCGAGAAGTTCGGCTGGCCGAACAAGGGCACTGATCTGTCCGTGTGTTTGGACGCCGTGGAAGCGCAGGCGGTGATCTACGATCTATTGGAGCGTTGGAAGAAACGTGGACGAAGAAAATAAGGACGAATACGCCGAGCTGGAGATTCCCGATTTTCTGAAACGCAAGCGTGGCGAGGTGCGAGAAGCGCCGATCGAAGTGGCGCGCACTCACGAACCAAAAACGCCCGAACCAAAGCCGGCAAATACAGCCGTCGAAATCGCGGCGCTCGAACAACGCATCAAGTATTTGCGCGACCGAAATCGCCGACTGGAAGCCGGCCCAGTGCCGGAACATCCACACCACAAGTTCAGGCAGGATCGCACGCTCGATCTGAACGACGGGCTTATCCGGTCGCTTCAGAAGAAGCTAGACCGCCTGAAAAATTCCGCCGAGTAACCCCGCAAGGTTACCCACGCGATACTCAAACGCGCGACGCTGCGCGCAGGGGTGAGCCCATGAACTATGTCGAGGCGATCAAGAAGAAGCTGGATGCGCACGGTGTGACCGATGCCGACATCTGGATGGACGTCGAGCTGCCGGTTCGATTGGGGAACGGCAATGTCGGGTTTCCGCAAACGAACGCCGCCCGCAGCAAGCAAATTTACTGGCGCGCGATGATGGAAGAGCTGGGCGGCTTCCTCGACAAGTTCGACACGACGCCGGCGCCGAACGATTGGTACATCAAATATCTCCGCGCGCGTGCGCGCCGCCGCCTGTGGAAAACCCTCAAGCAACACGTTCGCTGGTTCTTCCACCTCGACTGACCACCCACACCTTGGAGCCACCACCATGGCCAACGAAAAATACTTTCGACAACGATGAGCTGCTTATCGACGTCATGAAGAAGCATGGCATCACCAAGCTGGTCGTCGACTTCGATGGCGCCGGCGATAGCGGCCAGATCAGCGACTTCCTGGTCGAGGGTCTGACGGAAGGTAACCTTGACGGGTTATTTTTCGAACGCCTGATTTCCGACGGCAGCCGAGCCCGAATGCCGCTGCGGGAAGCGATCGAGGAATTCGTTTACGCGATCATCAACCGGCCGGGGATCGACTGGTACAACAACGATGGTGGCTTTGGCCGGGTCGAAGTCGTCGCGGACACCGGCCAGGTGCTGCTCGAAATGAACGAGCGGTTCACCGACTCCAAGCATTCCCATTGGGATTACTCGACGGGCAACAAGGTCCGCAGCCGGCAGCGGAAGAAAAATGGCTGACCCCTATCACCACGCGAGGTCGAGCGCGAAGAAGTGGGGTGGAACGCCGGAAGATTACCTGCACATCCACCAATGGTTCGACGGATCGAAGGCGATCAGTTGCGACTTTCGACATCGCGCGCTGCGCCATCACGCCGAGGGCATCATGCTCTGCGTGCAGCTCTTTGGACCGATCGTGAAGATCAGCACCGGCCGCGAAGTACCGACTCGGTGGGTTGGCGAGCAGCACGTTCAAGAGGACTTCGGACATATCCCGTCGTTCGTCGACTGGATGCGGGCGATCAAGCCTGAGCCCTGGATGGGCCGCGTGCCGAAGTTACCTGACGAGGTTACGAAATGAAGGGCGTCCCGAAGCTCTTCTATGCCGGCAAGGAAACCAAGTTCGTTGAGTGGCTTCGGCTGTGCCAACACGAAGGCGGCGCCCGGCTGCCGTTCATTCCAAAGTCTGTTTACTCCAAATCCCCGTCTTGGAATCCAAACGAGACCAGACTCGCTTTCGGGCTTGTCGAGATGCGGCGCGCCGGGCCGCGCAAGGGCAAGCGTTACCTCCTCACGGAAGCGGGTCGCGGGTTCCTCGAATTGCTCGACAAAGACCGACCGGCCGCCGAGCTGATGCTCGCGCTCATTGGACAGAAATCATGACGCCGATCATATGCAAGTGGCTGGGGTTGTGCGCACTCACGATCGCGCAATCCGGCACGCTATCGGGATACGCACGCGTCCACGATGGCGACACCATCCGCGTGCAAGGCCAAAGCGTCCGCCTCCAGGGCGTTGACGCCGAGGAGCTGGACGAGCCGAACGGGCCGGCGGCGCGAGACGCGCTCATCGAAATCATCGGCAACGACCGCGTGACCTGCAAGTGGTCTGGTTGGTCGTACAATCGCGTGGTCGGCACCTGCGTTACCTCGCACGGTATCGAGATCAACGCAGAGATCATCCGCCGCGGGTTCGCGCTCGATTGCGCGCACTATTCCGGCGGCAAGTATCACCAGATCGAGCCGGATGGCGCGCGCCGTCGGCTTATCCAGAAACCCTACTGCTGAGGAGCATCATGCTGACCGCCACACTCATCGTCGTCGCGCTTCTGCTCCTCTTTATCTGGCGCTCGCTGGAGAAGATCGCTGGCCTGCTCTTGGCGTTGGCGAAACTCGCGCACGAGCGCGCCGCCGAACAGAAATAAATTCCTGAACGATTTTGAAATGTGACCCCCGCGTAACCCTGCGGGGTTACTGGCGCATGTCTTCCACCTGCAAGAAAGCGATCAATGAAACGTCTCGTCATCGGCATCACCGGAAAGATTGGCGCCGGCAAGAGCACGGCCGCCGTCGAATTCGAAGAGCTGGGCTTTGCGCGCGTGCGCTTCGCCGCGCCGTTCAAGAACATGATGCGTGCTCTCGGCCTCAACGACGAAGAGATAGAAGGCTCGCTGAAAGAAACGCCATGCGCGTTGCTCGGCGGCCGCACTCCGCGGCACGCGATGCAAACGCTCGGCTCCGAGTGGGGCCGCGACATGATCCATCCCGACCTCTGGATCAATGCATGGAAGCGTTCGTGCCAGATGCTGCCGTCCAAGCTGCATGTCGTCGCCGAGGATTGCCGATTTGAGAATGAAGCCCGCGCCATCAAAGCCGCGGGCGGTTTCATTTTGCGGATCGACCGGCCGGAACTGTTTCCGAAGTCGTCGCATCCCAGCGAGCTGATGAACTTCCCCGCCGACTACACGATCCAGAATTTCGGATCGCTGAAGGAATTCGTCGGCGACGTCCGCAAGTTTGTCCGTGAGCTGAAGAGATCCAAGGCCGCGTAACCCCACGAGGTAACGATGAACTTCTCCATGATGCCCGACGACGGGCCGCCGCGGGTGGTCCGCTTCGTAACGGATGGATCGCTGGGCACTAGCACTGTCGCCGTGCTCGACAAGTCGCTGAACGTCCTCCGCGTCGACCGCGACTTTTTCGACAAGCTCACCAAGAGCGAGCAGTCGCTCGTCATCAAGACGCGGCGCGCGCGCCTCGCCGTCGAGACGAATTCAGCCGGCAAGATCGAGCTGGTGCAGCCCGTCCGCCGCATTCCGTTTACGCGTCCGCCCCACCTGCGGCGCGTGAAGTCCCCGCCCACCCACACTCAGGAGCCCGTGAATGAAGTTGAACACTGTCCTTGAGCGCATCCCCGGCTGGTACGCCTCCGGGTATTGCGTCTATCTCAAGTCGTCGCCCGGCCGAGGAAAGACCACCGTCTTTTCCGAAGCGCCGGCGATCCTCTCGAAGAAGCTCGGTAAGAACTTCGGCCTCGTGATCATCAATGGGCCGTTGCTCAACCCGCCGGACTCGGTCGGCTATCTCATGCCGCGCGAAATCGAGGGACACCTGGAGTCGCTGTTCTCCGATCCGTTCTGGTTCAGGACGGACGAAGGCAAGCGGCTCGATCAGTATGACGGCGGGATCGTCGTTGTCGACGAAGCCGACAAGATGGACACCGACGTCAAGAAGATCATCGGTGAGGCCGCCCTGTCTGGTCGCCTCGGTCCGCATCGCCTGCCGAAGGGCTGGCGCGTGTGGATGGCGGGTAACCGCAGCGAGGATCGTTCCGGTTCGACCAAGGAGCTGGACCATCTGATCAACCGCCGCATGGAAATCGACGTCACCGACGACCTCGAATCGTGGGTCGACTGGGCGATGAACAACGGTGTGATGCCCCTCACCGTGGCGTTCGCTTCCCAGAACCCGCAGATCGTGTTCGCCGACAAGGTGCCTGACAAGCAGGGGCCGTGGTGCACGCCGCGGTCTCTGGTCGGTGCGGATCGGTATCTGCAAGCCATCTCCGAGAAGGGCAACATCCCCGACGATCCCACCGCGATGGAGGAAGTCGGAGGCATTATCGGTCAGGGTGCGACAGCGCAGTATTTCGCGTTCGTCAAGCTCGAGCGCGAGATGCCGAAGTACGAGACGATCGTCGCGGGTCCGGACAAGGCGAAGCTGCCGACGAAACCGGATGCCCAGATGCTCGTCTGTTACAACCTCGCGCACCGCGTCACGCAGAAGGACATCGTTCCCGTCATCAAGTACGTCGAACGGATGCCGAAGGAATTCAGCGTCACCTTCGCGAAGGCCGCGTGCAAGAAGGACATCTCGCTGGTCTCCACGCCTGCGATGCAGAAGTGGTGCATGGAGAACAGCTCACTGATGGCGGCCATCTCCGGCGCGAAGTAATCGCACCGAAGATACGCCTGCCGGGCTCGTCGCGTCCCCCGCCCCCGCGAGCGGCGAGCCCGGCCCTTTACCTTGGAGGTAACCCACCGTGCACCCACACATCAGGGAAAAGATCCTCGAGGTGCGCAAGCAGCACGAGGAAGCAGGACGGCTTATCGACGCCGGCGCCGCTGCAATTCAAGCGGCCTTCGATGGCTTCGAAAAAGACGGGATCGTCTACATCAGCAAAGAGGCCGCCGGATTGTTGCACCAGATTGGATCATCGCTTCGCGATGAGTTCAAAGAGCTCGCCTCGAAGTCCGATCGCATTCGGCCGTTCGCCGAGGAAGAGGCTCGCAGCCGGTGGGATGAGGCCACGCAAACTTGGCGGGAAATTCCTTTGATCACGATGGACGTACGCCGCAGCAAGAGATCACAGCAGTTGGTGTCGTCGCTTCTGTTGGTCAGCAAAGTAGTTCGGCGGGGGGAGCAAGCCGAAGAAGGCGTTTCCCGCATCGAGCGCAAGGGCAATTGGACCTTCGTGTTCTTCGATGAAGAGGGCACGAAAGTCTTCCACGCGTGGCGCGAAGCGTGCCGCACCAATCCCGTCTTTCGCATCATTCTCGGAGTAACCCCTGGAGGTAACCCATGAGCAACACGCTCACCATCCAAGTCCGCTTCGACCATCGTGACGCCGACACGAAGGAGGAGAAGGACAAGCAGATGCTGACCGCCGCCAAGATGGCCGCGAAGCACATCTACACCACCGCGCTGCTCTTGCAGGACAAGAGCAAGCCGCAGGTCGCGCTGTTCACCGAAGATATGTTCACGCCGCAGGAAGAGATCCTGCTGGCCGACGACATTCCGGAAGAGCAGCCTGCCGAAGATCAGGGCACCGGATGACGATCCCTCTGTTGGGATTCCCTTTTGAAGTGCTCGCGTCCAGCGGCCGCTTTTACCGGTGCGCTCCTAACGGAAGCGACACCGCGTTCGTTCTCGAGTCGCGTGAAGGCGACTACGTGGTCTATCGAGAGGGATCGGTGGAGTTCCTCGGCAAGAGGATCGTGATCCCGGAATCCTACGAAACGATTATCGAGGTCGTCGCCCGCTTGCACGAGCTCGGACAGCTTCCACCTACACCAACACCGCCACCCAAAGAGAGGAGTGAGAATGGACAAGAAGCCTGAACCGTGCGCACTCACACCGGCGCAGGAAAAAGCTTGGAGCGACACGCGCGTTTCGTTGCTCTGGCACTGCCCCGCGTTCTCGCACATTTTTTACACGATGCTCGACACCGTGAACTCGAAGCACATCGCGATGTTCACGAAGGACGTTCCGATCGCGGCCACCGATGGCTCTTCGCTCATCATCAACCCCGACACGTTCTTCAAATATAACCTGAACGAGCGCGTGTTCATCGTGGCGCACGAAATCATGCACTGCATCTACAACCACTGCATCACGATGCACCAATTCGCCCAGCGGGGAAAGGTAAGTTACCCCGATGGTAAGTCGTTTCCCTACGACCAGCAGACGATGAACCAGGCGCTCGACTTGGTGATCAACGACGCGCTGATCGAGTCGAAGGTCGGCCAGTTCAACAAGGACTGGCTGCACGACCCGAAGATCGCGACGGCGAAGGATACCGGCCTCGACGCTTATCGGAAGCTGATCAAGGACAAGCCGCCGATGAGCGGCAAGGGCTTCGACATCCACCTGTCGCCGGGCGCCGGCAGGGGCCAAGATCCCAACACGGCGTCCCAGCAGCGAAACGAGATCGCGTGGAAGACGGCGATTGCCGCGGCGGCCAATGCCGCTCGTGCACAGGGCAAGCTTCCCGCCGGTCTCGAACGGCTCTTCGGAGAGCTTCTCGATCCGCAGATCGACTGGCGCGAGAAGATCCGTGCGCTGTTCGCGCGCAAGGTCGGTAGCGGCTCGTACAACTGGCAGAAGCCCGATCGCCGCCTGATCGTGCGGGGTATCGTTGCCCCCGGACGCTCCGGCTTCGGTGCCGGCACTGTCGTCGTCGGCTGCGATACGTCGGGATCTATCGGCGAGAAGGAATTGGATATGTTCTTCGCCGAGATGGCCGGGATCTTGGAAGATGTCCGGCCGCGCGAGCTCGTGGTGATCTGGTGTGACGCGAAAGTCCACCGCGTCGACGAGCTCTATGATCCGAGCGACCTCAACTCTGTGCGCTGCAAGGGCGCACCGGGGGGTGGTGGCACGGATTTTCGTCCGGTATTCGACGAGATTGCCGAGCGCGGTCTAGAGCCGGAGGCGCTCGTGTTCCTCACGGACGGCATGGGTTCGTTCCCCGATAAGCCGCCGGCTTACCCGGTGATCTGGGGGAACATCTATCCGAGTTCGAAATATCCGTTCGGCGACGTCGTTGACGTGCCGAGCGGGAGTGATGCCTGAGGGGAGGTTATCCCCCGCTTCCACCGGTGGCAGTGCAGATGGCGGTTCCGACATTCCCGCTGTTTGTATGGGCGAACGTAGGCCGCGCGGTTCTTTCATGAGGCCGCGTGGATAGGCGAGACAAGGCGAGGTTCCGCATCCCCTCAAGGCCGTAATCATGGCGGTGAAACCACGCAAGCCACCGAAAATTACCACGGAGGTAACTGAATGAGTCGCGCAATCTCTTGGAACATCCATTCGCAGCTCAACCGGCGGATCATGTACCTGCACAGCGAGATGGCAAAGACGCAGTCCATCGAGCTCACGCACGACGAGGTGCTGGACCTGATCGCCGACCCAGAAGATGCCTTCATCTTGAAGCGCGCCGGGGTTCTAACGAACCTCAATTCGGTGGACCAAACCCAAATCGGGTACCCCGTTGGCGGCGAACACCATGCAGTAATTCAGGCGACGTGCCGCCCACACAACGGTAAGTCGCCGCCGGTGCTCCCCGCGCGCGCCACAGCGCGATACGACCAAATATCCGATTCCCTGCGCGCAAAGCTCAACGCGTGGGCCGAACTTCGAATGGAGACGGCGAAAGGTTTTAGTCTAGCGCACTACGCGCTGGATAATCTGGTCAGTACGTGCGGCTCCGCGCAGCAGATGCGGTTCTACTGGCCGGTGATCCTCACTCTGTGCGACGGCGTCGACGAGCTCAAGGAATTCGCCGACAAGATTCGCGATTTCCGCGCGCCCAAAAATACGCCGTCACTCCCCGAAGACCTGCGGCAGGCATGTCGGATTTCGTCCGGCATAATCACCGCGTCAAAGCTGATCGAGGCGGCGCCGGCGCCCAAGGCGGAAGCCTTTGCCAACCTGACTTCGATGCCATCGTTCGAATTCTGCGGAAAGGCTGTCGATCGTAGGGAGACCTAAATAAAAGGCGCGCCGAGGACCACCATCCTCGACGCGCCGAACTCCACCCACAGGAGCACTCGCTGGTCGCGAGCGTCGCAACAGATAGGGGTTGCGACTCCCCAAGTCAACTATCGGTGGGTTTCAGAAAAATGAAATTCGTTTTCCTCGACTACGAGACGTTCTACTCCAAGGAATACACGCTGCGCCGCATGACGCCGGTGCAATACATCCTCGATCCCCGCTTCGAAATGATCGGCTGCGCCGTGAAAGAACGGCGTCAACCCGGTGTCTTTCTCGAGGACGCGGAGCTCCGCGCCTACTTTGCGTCGCTCGATCCGAAAGATACCTGCATGGTAACTTTCAACGCGCTGTTCGATATGTGCATCACAGCGTGGAAATATGACTTCGTGCCCAAGCTGATGGTCGACACGATGGGGGTCGCGCGCGCTTGCCGCGGCTCCGAACTCAAGCGCCTCAACCTCGAAACCGTAGCGGAGCATCTGGGCCTGCCGGCGAAAGGCAAGACGATCCTCAAAGTCGAGGGCATGTGCGGCGCGGCCATCAAGGCCGCCGGCCTCTGGCCGGATTACGAGGTGTACGCGCTCAACGATAACGATCTGAACGAAGGGATCTTCGAGAAGCTTGTCGAGTCGGGTGAATTCCCGGCCGAAGAGCTGCCGGTCATGGATATGGTCCTGCGTTGCGCGATCAAACCGCGCTTCATTCTCGACGCGCCGAAACTCGCTGTTCACCTCAACAGCATCGTCCAGCAGAAGAACGAACTTCTCGCCCAGGCAATGCTCGCGGGCGGCGTCGACGGCAAGAGCGATTTGATGTCGAACGATCGCTTCGCCGAGCTCCTGCGGAACGTCGGGTGCGAACCGCCGAAGAAGATTTCGCCGACGACCGGGCTTTCGACGTGGGCGTTCTCAAAGACCGATCCCGATTTCCTCGCACTTGAGGAGGACGACAACCCCGCGGTGCAGGCGCTGATCGCCGCCCGATTGGGTCACAAGAGCACGCTCGAGGAGACGCGCACCAAGCGCCTGCTCGAGATTGCCGCCTTGAACTGGCCTGGTAAGGGACAAGTCGGACTGATGCCGGTGCCGCTGCGCTTCTCCGGCGCGCATACACATCGCCTGTCGGGCGAGTGGAAAATCAATATGCAGAACATGCCGGCGCGCGACGGCGTCAAGGCGCTCCGGCGCGCACTCACGGTTGGCCCGGACGAAGAAGCCGTTGTCGCCGATGCCTCACAAATCGAGGCGCGCATTACCGCGTGGATCTGCGGCCAGACTGATCTTGTTGACGCGTTCGCGCGCGGAGCCGACGTCTATTCGGACTTTGCATCCGAAGTGTTCGACCAGCCGGTCAACCGCAAGGCAAAACTCCCGAACGGTGATCCTGATCCGCAACAAGTCGGCATGGGCTTCGTCGGCAAGACCGGAATTCTCAGCCTCGGCTTCGGCGTCGGCTGGGAGAAGTTTCAACGCTCGGTCAAAATCCTATCGAAGCAACAAATCGGTACCGCGATCGAGTTGGACGACGAGACGTCGATCAAGACCGTCAAAACTTATCGTCGAAAAAACTACCGGATTTCGGGTGCGTGGAAAACGCTCGGCGCGCATCTCAACATCCTGTCCGGCGGCGGCCGTGCTGAATTCGGTCCGTGCCTGATCGAGAAGGGCTCGATCCTGTTACCCAGCGGGTTACGTCTCTTCTATCGCGACCTCCAGCAAGAAGGCGGTCAGTGGCGCTTCAAGTACGGACCCAAGACCAAATTTATTTGGGGTGGAGCGCTGCTCGAGAACATCGTGCAAGCGATCGCCCGCATCGTGACTATGTCTGCTGCCGTACGAATTCAGCGGCGCGTGGCCAAGTACAACGTGTGGCTCAATCTGCAAGCGCACGACGAGCTCGTCTTCATCACGCCGAAGCAACACGTCGCGGAGGTGAAGAAAATTATTCACGAGGAAATGGTGCGGCGCCCGCAATGGGCGTTGGACCTTCCGCTCGCCGCGGAGGTCGGAAGCGGCCCGACATACGGCGATGCAAAGTGACCTTCGTGCAACTCTCTGAACACTTGAATGGATTTTGGTTCTGTTGCGGTTTTGTGACGCGCGACAGCTTGTCGCGTGACTCTCCGTTTTGTAAGGCGTGCGTAACCCAACCGAGAGGCACCACCACGCATGTCGGACGACGAAATCGAAGTTCTGCGGCAGCAACTGCGAGACCTGCGTGCCGCTCTCAACCAGAACAATCAGACCATCGCTAACACGTTTCGTCTCTCCCCGGCCCAGAACAATCTGTTCGGCCTTCTCATCTCACTCGATACCGTCACGCCTGAAATCATCCGGCAGCGGCTCGAGATCGCGACTGACGCCAAGGTCGCCGTTCACCGCCTTCGCCGCCACCTGAAAGAGTGGGAGATCCAAATCCACTCGCGGCGCAACGTCGGCTACTGGCTCGACGAAGAAACCAAAGAAAAAATCCGCGGGATGATTACCCCGCAGGTTACGGAGAGCGAAACGAAACCATCCGTAGCCGCATAACCACACTCACCCACAGCGAGTAACGATGGCGATCAGCGATCTTTGTCCTCCCAAATACAACTATCTCGGCGAGCCCGTAGAGAGAATTCTGAGAGATCCGAATATATCTCCGGATTGCAAACACGAGATCCTGCAGCGACTCAAAGGGCTGGAGATGGATTATCTCCAGAGGTACACGCCGATGCCGTCCGCTATGGCGGAAATGTTCCAAGCGATGGTCGGCACCCCCAAATTCGAGAAAGCCCATAAAGGCATGGGGCTGATCGACATGATCAAGCACCGTCTCCGCACGCCCGACTCGTCCAAGTTTTTTGACTACTGGGACGCAGCGAGGGTCGCCGACACGGTGCACGTGTTCGTCATCACCGGCAACGAGTCGGTAATCCTCAAGGACGATTGGGCGATGTTCCCCTCCGACTCGCTGATCACGCAGCTTCGCGTGCTGGAGAACCGCTGATGGCGGTCACTCAATTCCGCGGAGGGCCGAAGCCCTTCACGTGGAGCTATAGTCGCCTGAAAAACTTCGAGACGTGCCCCAAGCGGCACTACCATCTCGAAGTCGCCAAAGACGTCAAAGAGGAAGAGAGCGAGCAGCTCCTCTGGGGCAACCAGGTTCACGCGGCGTGCGCGGCGCGCATCGCCAAGAACACGCCACTGCCGATCACCATGACGTCGTTCGAGCCGTGGTGCCAGAAGATCCTCGCCGGCGCCGACCAGCCCGGCGTCCGCATCCTCGTCGAGCAGAAGCTCGCGATCACCAAAGAGTTCGGCCCGTGCGGGTTTTTCGACGCGCCGGTGTGGTTCCGCGCGGTCGGCGACGTCATCAAGGTGGCCGGCCCGGTGGCGCTGATCGTCGACTGGAAGACCGGCAAGATCGTCGAGGACTCGGTGCAGCTTGCGCTCGCCGCCGCCTGCGTCTTCGCGCATTACCCCGAAGTGCAGAAGGTGCGTAGCGAATTTATCTGGCTCAAAGAGAACGCCAGCACGCGCGAGGACTTCACGCGCGAGGGAATGGTCGAGCTCTGGAAGGGGCTATGGCCGCGTATCGAGTCGCTCAAGCACGCCTACGAGACGAACTCGTATCCGGCGAAGCCCGGCCGCCTCTGCCGCAACTGGTGCCCGGTGAAACAATGTCCGTACCACGGGGAATAACCGCGAGGACTCTTGGCGAGATGTCGGCTGGACGCCAGATCATTCGCCTCAACGCTGCGCGTGAAGTCGCGGACCAACGCGCCATAGATCGTTTCGGATATTCGTATTATGGCGTCCAGGCTCGCTTCGTGCCGCACGACGGAAAACGAAAGTGGGTGCTCAAGGTCTACCACGACGAGCACGAGGACCGGGTGATGGTGCGGTTCATCGTGAGGGTGAACGACGATAAGATCCAACTCGAATTCACCGAGCCATTCGAAACTTTTCCGAGTGACGCGATGGTCGCACAGGTGCTGCTGGTCACGTGACGCCCGAAGGAAAAGTGAAGGCGCGCGTCAAACGCGTCCTTGAAAAATACGATCTCGTCTACAGATTTATGCCAGTGCAATCGGGGTACGGAGCGAAGACGCTCGACTTCCTCGTTTGCGTCAACGGAAAATTTCTCGCCATCGAGACGAAAGCTCCGGGCAAACAACTAACGGAGCTCCAGCGCCAGACCGCGCGCGACATCGTCGCGGCCCGCGGCAAGGTTCTCGTTGTCGACGGCGACACCACCCAGCTCGAGCTCTATCTGAAACGAACCACTCATGTCCGTACACGTAAGCCCAAAACATAAGCTGCTCGGCGTTCCGTTCAGCAACGAGGTGCGCAATCTCTTTCCCGCGGCGAAGTCTATGGAGTTCAACGGGGCGGAGCATCTTCTCCTTCCGCACGGCCCCACCGAGACGTTCATCCTTCGCAAGCTCGGATACACCGTTCCCGCGCCGATCCTGACACACTACGACTGGGCCGGCGGTAAGCCGTTCGAAGTCCAGAAGAAAACCTGCGCGCTGCTGTCGCTGAACGAACGCGCCTACGTGCTCAACGACATGGGCACAGGCAAGACGAAGGCGCTTCTCTGGGCGTGGGATTACCTTCGAAGTAACAACCTCTGCGGCCGCCTGCTGATCTTGGCGCCGCTCTCGACACTACGCTTCACGTGGGAGCGAGAGGTCTTCAACACGATCCCGCACCGCCGCTGCGCGGTCGTCCACGGCGACCGAAAGCGTCGGCTCGCGCTGCTCAACAACCCGGATGTCGAAATCTTCATCCTCAACCACGACGGGCTGAAGGTCGTCTTCGATGACATCCTCAAGATGCCCGACCTCGACGTGCTCGGCCTCGACGAGCTCGCGGTCTACCGCAACGGGCAAGCCGACCGCACCAAGCTAACGCGCAAGCTCGCGCAGAAGATGAAGTGGGTGTGGGGCATGACCGGCGCCCCGATCCCGCATGAGCCGACAGACGCGTGGGCGGAGGCGTCGATCGTCACGCCCCACACGGTGCCTAAGTATTTCTCGCGCTTCCGCGATGAGCTGATGCAGCGTGTCACCCAGTTCAAATGGGTGCCGAAGCAGGACGCGGTGGAGCGCGCCTTCGCTGCCCTTCAGCCGGCGGTGCGTTTCTCGCTCGATGACGTCGTGGAGCTGCCGGATTGCGTCGAGCAGTTCGTCGACGTCGACCTCGCGCCATCTACAGCCAAAATCTACAAGGCGCTTGTCGACGACTGCTACGCCGCGATCCAGTCGCAGGAAATCACCGCGGCCAATGCCGGCGCCGTGATGATGAAGCTTCTCCAGGTGTCGTCTGGCTGGGTCTACACCAAGGACGGCGGCACGATCTCGCTCGACAACCAGAATCGCATCGACGCAATGCTCGACGCCATCAACGCCTCGGGCCGCAAGGTGCTCGTATTCGCCCCGTTCAAGCACGCGCTCGCTGGCATCTCGGAGACGCTCACCAAGAACAATATCGAGCACGCGACCGTCTCCGGCGACACTCCCCCGAACGATCGGGCGCAGATCTTTAACGCCTTCCAGAACACCAACAAGTACCGGACGATCGCCGCGCATCCGCAATGCCTTGCGCACGGCGTCACCCTCACCGCCGCCGACACCATCATCTGGTTCGCGCCGGTGACGTCACTCGAGATTTACGACCAGGCCAACCGCCGCATCCGGCGAATTGGCCAGCAGCACAAGCAACTCGTGCTGCACCTTCAGAGCACGCCGGTCGAGCGGCGAATCTATTCGCTCTTGCGTGCCCAACAGAAAGTCCAAGAGAAGCTGCTCGAGCTCTTCGAAGAGGCGAGCCGCGCGTAACCTACGGAGGTAACCGTGAACGCACCCGTCCAGACGCCGCCGGCGCCCGAGAAAATCGACTTCGCCAAGCGCGTGCAGCAGTTCGTGAAGCTGCGCGATCTTATCGCGGATAAAGAAGCCGCCGCAAAAGCCGAGCTGAAACCGTACAAGGAGACCCTTGAGCAACTCAATGCTGTTTTATTGCAGCACCTCAACGAGGTGAACGGCGACAGCATTCAGACGCCGCACGGCACGGTTTATCGCACGGCGAAGAAATCGGCCTCGGTGGCGGACATGACTGCCTTCTGGACCTACGTCGTCTCGCAAGGCGACTGGGATCTGATCGACAAGAAGGCGAACGTCACCGCCGTCGCTGACCACGTCGAGAAACACCAGACGCCGCCGCCTGGTGTGAACTATTCGGTGACGCACGTCGTCGGCGTCCGCCGCAAGTAATTTCGAGCCATCCACAGGAGAAGTGACTATGAATGCAATCGTACAGCAGCCCGGTTTCGGAGCCGTCTCTACGCGCTTCGCCAACCGTCCCCCCGAGAACGATCTTGCCGCCGGCGTCCAAACCGGCTTCGGCATCATCGGGTATCGTGGCAAGGTGTGGAGCACCCGCTACCGCGGCGAAGAGCGCCAGCTCATGCGTGCTGACGGCGACGGGCCGCGCAACTCGATCGAGATCGTGATCGTCAAGGCGAGCTCCCACGTTTCCAAGATCTGGTACGAGGCGGGCTACACCGAAGGCGCGTCCGCCGCTCCCGACTGCTTCTCGACCACGGGCCTCACGCCAGAGCCGGGAGCGGCCAAGAAGCAGAGCCCTTCGTGTGCGAGCTGCCCCAAAAACGCGTGGGGATCGCGCATCACGCCTTCGGGCAAGCAGGGTAAGGCCTGCCAGGACTCGAAGCGCCTCGCCGTCGTGCCGCTCGACGATATTCGCAACGAGATGTTCAAGGGGCCGATGCTCCTGCGCGTGCCTGCCGGATCGCTCCAGGATCTCGCGACGTTCGGTCAGCGCTACCAGGCGATGGGGTATCCCTACTACTCGATCGGTGTGCGCATCGCGTTCGACGCGAAAGAGTCGTATCCGAAGTTCGAGTTCAGCGCGATCAGGCCGCTGACCGACGCCGAAGCCGACCTCATCATTGAAATGCAGAAGTCGCCGGAAGTTGCCCGCATCCTCGCCGAGGGCTCGGAAATCACCGCTCCAGCAACGGCCAATCCGCCTGCCGGCGCCTTCGAGCAGCCGCCTCAGTCGGCTCCCGCTCCGCAGATCCAGGCGGGACCCCAGCCTCAGTCGCATGGCTTCGCCCCGCCCACGGCCACCACGGTCGCCGCGCAGCAGCCGGCGACCAACGGCAAGAGCTTCGAGGACAGCCTCGACGCCAAGCTGAAGGAGCTGATGCCCGAATAATCACCTCGCGCCCATAAGCGAAGCCAATGTCCACCGAACAAGCAAAAGAATATCTGGCGCGCGTCGTTCCTTGGCCCCAAGAAGGGGAAGCTCCTACCTTCGTGAATATCCATTGGACCTTTGTGCCCCCAGATCTCGAGCCGGGGCGCAAGGCGCCGTGGACGGGGCGCGCATGTCGATCGCTCAACGAAGCCGTGCGGGCGATCGAGTATGCGCTAAAAAATTCCACTACGCGCGACATCTATGCGTGCATGAGCTCGCAGCGGACGGCGACGGAAAAGACCGCCGCCCGCAGCGGCGGCAAGTATTTCACGCCCGTACGCTCGCAGGCGAACGCCGCCTACCTCAAGTCGTTGTTCATCGACATCGACTTCAAGGGTGGCGATCACGGCTACGACACGCCCGACGAGGCCGTTACCTCGCTGGGTAACTTCCTCGCCAAATCCAACATGCCGAAGCCGAGCCTGATCGTTTCGTCGGGCGGTGGGATGCACGTCTACTGGACGCTTGCGCGCGCACTCACGCCGCCCGAGTGGAACCCGCTCGCTTTCGCCCTCGCCGAAGCCACGAAGCAGCTCGGCCTGAAATGCGACACGCAATGCACAATCGACGCGGCGCGCGTTTTGCGCGTGCCCGACACTTTCAACCGGAAGACCGAGCCGCCGCGTCCCGTTCGCCTCACCGGAGGCCGGACCGATTTCGATTACGCAGTCGATCGGATCTGGGCGGCGCTCGAGCCGTACCGCGTCGCCGCACCAATCACCAAAGACATCGACCCCTCGCTTTTCCCGTCTCGGCCCCCGATCACGGGCGACAGTGCGCTCGCGATGGGAGTCGATATGGGAAGGGCCGCGCCGATCAAGCTCGATGAGCTCAAGTCTGAGTGTGGGTTCATTCGCGATGCTCTCGATACTGGCGGCGCGGCTTTCACCAATCCGCTGTGGAACCTGACGACGCTGATCGCGACGTTCACGGACAATCCGCGCGCGGACGCGCACCGGATGGCGAACAAGCATCCGGGCTACACCCAGGAGAGCACTGATGAGCTATTCGACAGGAAAGAACGCGAGAAAGAAGCCAAAGGCCTCGGCTGGCCGGCGTGCCGCACGATCAGTGGCAGCGGTTGCAAGCTCTGCCAGAGCTGCGTCCACTTCGCCGCTGGGAAATCGCCACTACATTTCACGCCCAGGAACTCTCCCACTCCTAACGCTGGTGGTGGGAATCTACCTGGGAATGTCGCTGGTGTTGGTAACGGCCAAGCTGGCGGGGCTCCATCTGGAACCCAATTCGGTGGTCCACCTCAGCCCGCCGTTTCCCAGTCCGACCTACCGACTGGTTATGTCCGACGCGCCGACGGCGTCGTTCTCAAAATCACCACGCGTGAAGACGGTCAGCAAGACTTCATCCCGATCTGCAAGTATCCGATGCAGGACCCCTGGCTACAAGTTAGTCCGTGGGCACTGCACTTCACAACCATTCTGGATAGTGGGAGGCAGAAAAAAATCACCCTCCCTTTTACCGACGTAAGCGACGACGCGGGAATGCGCTCGACGCTATGGGCGCAGGGTGTTCCGCTCCGCAAGGGCGAGACCAGCATGACGGTGGAATTCGTGGTTAGCTGGATCGAGAAGCTTCAGAAGACGAAGGGGATGACCGTCTCCTCCGTGCCGTTCGGGTGGAACACCGCCTTCGGCAAGATCGACGGTTTCTGTTTCGGTGGCCACGTCTGGTCGCCGAACGGCGAGCGCCAAGCCGCCAGCCCCGACTTCGTTATCGCGCAGCAGTACGAGCCGACCGGCGCCATCGAGCCGTGGATCACGGCGGCAAAGATGGTCACGCAACAGAAGCGGCCGGCGCTAGACGCGGTGATTGCCGCCTCTTTCGGCGCGCCGCTCGTGCGCTTTACCGGCCAGACGGGGCTCCTCATGAGCCTCTACTCGATCGAGTCCGGCATCGGAAAATCGACTGCGCTCAAGATCGCGCAGGCGGTGTGGGGCGATCCCATTAAAGCCATGCAGGGGCTTTCAGATACGCAGAACTCCGTCGTCAACAAGATCGGCGAGATCCGCTCGCTGCCCCTCTTTTGGGACGAGCTGAAAACTGAAGACGATACGAAGAAGTTCGTCAATCTCGCGTTCCAGCTTTCCCTAGGAAAAGAAAAGTCGCGGTTAACGCAGTCGTCCCAGCAGCGGAACCCGGGGACGTGGCAAACGATTCTAGTTTCGGCGTCGAATGAAAGTCTTCTCGACTTCGTGTTGACGAGGACAAAAATGACGACGGCTGGTTTGTATCGCGTCTTCGAATACGAAGTACCACCAGCGATTGGTGCTCAGGTTGCGCTCGCTGATGCACAAAGTCTGCTTGGTGCACTGCACGATAACTACGGCATCGTCGGACTTGAGTTCGCGAAGTTTTTGGGAGCGCACCACGCGCGCCTTAACTCTGAAGTCAATTCCTACTTCAAAAATCTGGAGACCGAACTCAGGATACAGCCCGACGAAAGATTTTGGGCGGCGTTGATCACCTGCGTCTGTTTGGGAGCGAAATACTCAAACGAGCTGAAGTTCACGGAGATCGACGAAGAGGGGCTGAAGCAATTCATGATCACTACGCTTGCCGGAATGCGGAGCGAGCGCGCCAGCCAACCGGTGGACATGAAGGACACGATGAACGTGTCCAACATTCTCGCGCAATTTCTGAATGAGATGCGCGCCCGCCACACGCTTTACACCAACCGCATCCACACCTCGAAGGGCAAGCCATCCGGCATCGTGGTGAAGCGTGATGCCTCTCGGCTAGAGAGCGTGTACGTGCACGTCGGCCTCGATCAGAAGCTGATGCGGATCAGCTCCACGAAGCTGTCTAACTGGTTGGGCGACAACAACTATTCCCGCCATATCTTCAATCGCGCGCTCGAGCGCGAGTTCAAAGCGAAGACCGTGCGCGGGTTCATTGGCTCGGGAACGCAGTACGCGGTCGCGTCTGAATATCTCGTGGAAATCGACCTGAATAATTCGCCGCACGCCAACTTCATCGACGAAGCCTAACCACCATTGGGCACCCACAGATGAACTCAGAAGAACGAAATCAACTGGACGCACTGATCGAGAAGCTGAACAACGCGGCGGCCGTCGGCGACGCGCTCGCTGCCGAGTCGGCCTCGGCGATCGTCGATCTCATTGCGCGCGTTCGTCCGGATGATCTTGTGTCCGTGAACCTGTTCACCAACCTCGCCACGCGCGGCCTGAAGACCGTGAAGCTCAGCCCGTCGGAGGCGTCGCTTCTCTACCGGATGACACAATCGCATCCGAAGTCCGTCACGCTCGATGAGCTCTACGTCGCGGTCTACGGACGCACGCTTAAGCGCAACAAGAACACCGTGCGCGTCCTGCTGAAGGGCCTGCGCAGCCGCGCGGCCGAGCTGCACATAACGATCACCAACACGTTCGGGACGGGATACCGGCTCGAGCTCCATCCCCTCCCCCCTCACGAGAGTGTTCCAAATGACAATCCACAAGACGCGTAAAGGCAATTGGATGCAGACCTACTCGGGCCGGAAGTTCTGGCCGGTGGATCCGCGCGCGGACGAGCTTGACATCAACGACATCGCGCACGCGCTTGCGAAGATGTGCCGCTACGGCGGTCACTGCACGCGCTTCTACTCGGTGGCCGAGCACTGCGTCCTGGTGGCGCGCCATGCGCCACGCGAGCTTGCGCTCACCGCGCTCCTGCACGATGCGAGCGAAGCGTACCTCGTCGACATCCCGCGCCCGATCAAAGCGAATCTCAGCAACTACGCCGAGATCGAGCACGAGATCATGCTCACCGTCGCCAAACGCTACGGGATCCAGTGGCCGGTGCCCGACGAGGTGAAGCGACTCGACAACGCGATCCTCGCCGACGAGCGCGCGCAGAACATGGCAACGATGGACGTACCCCCCCGCGACTGGGGCAGTGACGAGCCGCCGCTGCACGTGAAGCTGTGCTTCTGGTCGCCGGAGACCGCGGCCACCGAGTTCCTGTCGTCGTTCTACCAGTACGGAGGGAAATAATGGCCCGTGTTTGCGCATGGGCGAAGATGGAAACATTTGATGACGGCGGCAACCTGGCCGCTCCAGACATACGTCTGAGTGCTCGCCTCTGCATAAACAATAGACCGCAGGTCTTCTGCATCTCGCTTCCCGCGTGGTGGGTCGGGGTTCATCGCTCCATCATCATATCGCGCGCCGATATTGAGCGGGTGCTCGCGGAAAATCCGCGGAAATAATGGTCACCAAAACCGAAGAACTACATGGAGGTAAGTGATGGGTTTTATTTTCGGTCTACTTCTTGGTGCGGCTGTGTTCGCAGGCGGAGATGGTCGACCGGCTACTCCCTCGATCCTCAGCGGCATCCCGCTGCGCTGCTACGCCGCGCTCGATCACGGCGACAACGAATATCGAGACTGCCGTAGAGCGACCATGTCGCAGGAGCTGAACATGCAATCGGCTCCGACCGCGGGAGGCAATACGACATGCAGCGATATCTGGTTCGGCAACGGCGTCAACAAATATCGCGAAAAGTTATTCTCCAACTGCGACGTCGAAGTGGCGCTCACGCTCGAGATCGAAGCGCTTCGCGCCCTCGAAAAGAAAGTCGCCGAGAAGAAGCCCCATGGTTAAGAAAACCGAAGGCTTCGAGGAGAGCGATCAGATCCTCGCCGAGTCGATCACCAAGATCAGCGAGGGCGTTACGCGTCTCCTCAATGGCGGTCTCAAGAAGCGGGCGATCGTCGTTCTCCTCAAGGACTCGACCGGCGTCTCGATGGCGCAAATCGAGAAAGTGATTGCCGGCCTCGAGAACCTCAAACAGGAGTTCTGCCAATGATTAGAGCTCTAGCCGTGATCGCAGCGCTCCTGGCGTCCGCCTGCGACAACTATGGAAGCTTCCCCGAATTCAAGTGCACGGAGCGCGACTTGCAGTCCGCAAAGTGCATGAGTGGCGAGTATTTCTGCTTCCCGCCTCAAGTGCTCTTCTCCCACAACGGCCGCCCATACTGCGCAGCACCGGGCAAAGGCGGGCAATGACCTGGGCCGATCTCACCAACGGCATCTTCGAGTTCGGCATCGCCTACTTCCTTTGGCGAGGCGTCATGATGCTCCGCCAGAGCAAGAAGGTGCAGGGATTTTATTGGCCGACGATCGCGTGGACCACCGCATGGGGGCTCTGGAACCTCTACTACTATCCCAGCCTCGGGCAGTGGCTGTCGTTCACTGGCGGCGCGATAGTCGTCTCGGTCAACATTGCGTGGCTCGGACACGTTTGGCATTACTGGTGGCTGGAAAACTACGAAAAGACGGTCAATGGTAACTGGCGCAAGAAAATAATTTAGTCGAAGGGCGCAATGAGATGGTTTCTAGTGGGGAGCGCGTATGGCACTGAAACTCGTCAAGCGAAAGGGATCGAAATATATCTACATGCGGGGCACCGTCCGGGGGGCTTTCGTTTTTGAAAGCACCGGCGTCATAGACAGGAAGTCCGCGGAGCCTATCCGCGCGCTGCGCGAGGCCGAGCTCATCGAGCAGTCGGTCTTCGGTAAGCGCGCCACTCTCACCTTCAACGAGGCAGCGGCCCACTATCTGGCCCACCACGGCGCTCCCGAATATGTGGGCAAGCTGGTCAGCCACTTCGGCTCGCAGCGGAAGCTGCATACGATCTCGCAGTCAGATCTAGATGCCGCCGCCGACGAGATCTATCCGAACGCGAGCTACCAGACCAAGAACCGGCAGGTGCACACGCCTTTCATCGCCATCTGGAACAAGGCGGTCGCCGGCGGGTGGGCGCCGGAAAAGAAATGGTCGCGCCCAAAGAAGCCGAAGGGCACGCTCAACAAGCCGGCGCCGAAGCGCTCCGGCACGCGCGCTGTCGGCTACGAGCGCGCTTACGAATTCGTCTCGGCCATGAGCCCGGCTCCCGGGCTGATCATGACGTGTCTGTTTTACACGGGGATGCGGCCGATCGAGCTCATGTCGCTCGACGCGGACGTCGACGACGTCCGTCCCGACGATAGCTGGCTGGTGCTATCGAACTCGAAGACCGGCCAGCCGCGCGGCGTGCCGCTCCACGATTTCATCGTGCCGATCTTTCGGGCGCTCAAGACCCGCGGCGGAAGGCTCTTCCGCACGCCCAAGAATAGGCCCTACACCGATGGGGGGCAGATCAAGACGGCGATCCTCGGCGCGCGCGAGCGCACGGGGATCACGGACGTGTCGCCGTACACCGGCCGGCACACCGTCTCAACCCAGCTTGTCGTGAACGGGGTCCACCCACATATCAAGGACCAGATCCTCGGCCACGCCGTCACCGAGATGAGCCGCGTCTACACGCACGTCCCGGTGAAGTCCCTGATCGAAGCGATCAACACACTCCCCGTGCCGCCGGCATGGCGCGAGCTCGAGTGGATCAAGAACCCACTCGCCAAGTCGCGGTACTTCGTCCGCGAGAAACCACCAGAGGTGAAGACGGCTTGAGCCTAGGCATCAATCGCGACAAGTACGAGGACGGCTATTACTGGTGCCGCTGCTCGTCAGACGGGACGACTTTCATAGCGCTTCGCGAAGATGGCCTCTGGTACTGCTGCGGCGTCGAGGAGAGCATCGACATCCCCGACTTCGAAGTCATTGGTCCCGTCAGAAGTGTCGATCACTAA